CCAGGCTCGATGCACGTGCTGCACGTGCGCCGGACACCATCGATCCCAGCTTGCCGGTTGCCCAGCAAGTTGAGCAGAGCTTGGTACGCGACGCGCTGCGCAGCCAGCAGCTCGAACTGGAACGCCAGTCCCTGCTGAACCGCACGGACCTCGACGATGCTACGCGGCAAGAACTGGCCGATACCGTGCTGGACCTCGATCCCATCGCCCAGGAGCGCGTCGCGCAGCTGTCCGACACGATGCAATCTCGTGACGCCGCGCTTCGTGAGTTGAACCGCATGCAGCCCGAAGGTGTGCGTGCGAGCCGCCGCGCGCCGGTAGCCGGGTTCGAGCAGGTCGATCGCATCCTAGAGGGCCAGGAAGCAAGCCATCCGGCAGTTCGGCAGTACCTTGACGTGCTGGCTGACCGCGTGCGGAACGGGCAGATTGACGAGAACACCATCGACGGTGCGCTGGACGTGTTCGGCGAGCGTGCGTACTCGGTCCTGAACGCACTGGAACCGAATGAAGCCGCCGCGCGTGCCATCCGGCAAGATCAGCAACGTCGTGGTGACTTCGATCAATTCCTGCTCCAAAGCCTGCGCCCTGAGTACCGCGACACCATGCGACCGCAGGATCTCCGTCAGCTGTCGAATGCGTTGCGTGTCGAACTCACCACCGGCACCGGCGAGCTGCAACCGTTCCTCGAACGCGCCTTCGCCAATCCGCAGCAGGTGCTCGACGGCCTGGACGCCAGCCTGCGCGGTGAGTCCCCCAGCCGTAGCACAAGCGAGGTATCCGATGCCCCCCAATCTGCTGGCGCTCTTGACGATGAACTTGACGGCGGGGAGTTCGACCAAGCTCGAACCGTCGAGTCCGCCGCCGAGAACTGGTTCGGCGATACCACCGGAAACCGCCGGATTCAAACTGGCGGCCTCGGTATCCCCGCCCCAATCGCCCGTGCCGATACGCAACGACTTCAGCGTGCCGAAGAAGCAGCTCGAAGAGCGAACCCGGACGGGTCTATCGAGCGCGTGCCCGCTGAACGAGCCTTGCGCGAACTCGGTGTCGATCCCGCAGACGTTGCGGCAGAACTTGGGCTGTCGCCTGACGCCCTGGCAAGTTCGGTCCTTGTTCGGGCAGTCCGACCCGACGCTACGGGTGCAGCACAAGCCCTTCGCAGCGTACGGCAGCTTCGTCGTTCTACCGTTGAGCGGCTGAACCAAGAGCCGAACAACCCGTCCGCCGGCAGCTACATCGCTGCCACGACGCCGGAGGGCACGAACGTAGCCGTGGACCTGCGCCGTCTGGTAGGCGCGCAGGTATTCGGTCGTCGTGACGCCCAGGCGCTGCGTGACGCCCTGTCCGATGGCCTGGGCACCCTGGCTGACGCCGGCTACCAGTTCCAGCTACCGGATACCGCCGTAGTGGCCCGGTACAAGGACGGGAGCGGCGAGGTAGCAGTCACCGTGGCGGACCTGCGCCAGGGAGCAGACCAGCCGCGCGCCGGCCTGCCTCGTGATGCCATCGGCCTGGATAGCCCGACCGCCGAAGCGCTCCAAGACTTGGTACAAACGTACGAAAACCCGGAGCGAACCGTGCAATATGCACGACAGGCGGACGTTGAGCGCCTGATCGACGAATACGCCGTCCAGACGCTCCTGGGAGCGCTTCAGCGGCGAGGGGGCACCGCTACCATTCCAGAGGCCGCAGCGCGTCTCCTGCGCGCTGCCAGCCCCCGTGGCGTGGCTCTGGAGGGTAATACCGCCACCCTGACCAGCGAACCACTGCCTCCGGCCATGGATTTAGGCTCCCTGCGCACCCCCGGCAGCCCCATCGACACCCTGGCCAGGACCGTTGCCGACCGCGGCCCCATGCGCGAAAGTCTGCGCCTGCTGGCCCAGGGCGCTGCCCAGGCCCAAGACCCGTCCGTGCGCGACTTCTGGCAGCGCCAGCTCGACCGCCGGCCTGCTCCGGTGGACAACACCGGCACCGACGAGCAGCTGCAACGCCGGAACCTCGAAGATTTCGCCGCCCAGCAGGGCATGCAGGAACTCGACCCGGAGCGCATGCAGGCGCAGACCATCGAAGCCGCCACCGGGCAGGAAGGTGCGGCCGCGCGGAACGAACCGACGCCGATAGGCCGCCGCCGGCCCGGACCTTCCCCGCTGGACTTCGGCGCGCACATGAACAACGTCGCCGCCAGCGTGCAGCAGCGGTCGTGGATGAACACCACGCAGACGAACGTACCGGGTGCCTGGGCCGCGCCGATGGCCGCAGCCATGAACGGCACGCCGTTGAAGGTCGCTTTCGCCTTGAACCGTAGTGAGGTGCTTCGCAGCCGCGACGCCACGAACCTGATGAACGCCTACACGCGCCGGGGGTTCACCATCAGCGGGACCAGACTCGACGTGGATCAGGATACCGGCCCGTACAGCAAGAGCGCATACGCGCGGATCTTGGGGCCGACCGGAACCGACCCCGTGGATGTGGTGATCACCGCCGGTGCCAGTACCCCCGCCGTCATGCTGGCTCGCCGGATCGGCGTGCCCGTGCTCGACATCACCGTGCCGGCGCAGGCAAAGATCGCTGGTGATCTGGCCCGTGCCTTCGACCGCGCCACGCGCGAAGACCTGCACAACCGCCGGGAGTCCATGAACCCGGCGGCGAACCGGGAAGCCCGCCGGAGCCTCGACACCCGCCAGGGTGTTCAGCGCGCGCGGGACATCCTCGGCGCAGGGATCGACAAGCAGCTGTCGGCACAATGGGCTGACCCGGCAGCGACTGAGCGTCTTCTGCGCCTGGGGCGCTTGTCGTTCATCGCCGACGACGCGTTCTTCGAAGCCGGGCTGGCTGGTCGATCGGTGACGTACCTGTCCGACAACATCGACGCGCTGGAGGCGTACCACCAGCAGTACCTCAGCGAGACTTCCCAGCAGAGTGCTCGGCCGCAGGGTGCGAGCCAAATGAGCCAGCAGCAAGCCAAAGACCTGAACGACTACATCACCCGCGTGCTGCCGAGCGATGTCATGTTCAGCATCGAGAAGCTGCCGGGCATCAGCGGTATGTTCACCGAGAAACTGGACCCTACCCGCCCGGACATCAACGGGAATCCGACCATGCAGCGGTTCATCAAGGTAGCGGTCAACGCCGCCAGCCCGATGTCCACGGCGTTCCATGAATCCATGCACGCGTTGATTTCCGTCCTTCGCGGGCAGAAGCAACAAAGCCAGTTCATCAAGGCGCTGGACCGCGCAGCGAGTAACCCGGTGGTGCTCGGCAAGATGCGCTCCCTGCTGGCCAACGAACCGGCCGCGCTCGAACAGCTCAGCGACCCGGAGGAACGCATCGCCTACATGTACGAGTTGTGGGCCAGTGGCATGCTCGACATCCAGGCGCAGCCGCAGACGTGGATGTCCCGGTTCGCTGGGTGGATTCGCGGCACCTTGTCGATCCTGAACAACGAGCAGAAAGCCGAGCTGTACCTCCAGGCATTCAAGGATGGGAAGCTGCGCCGGCCGAGCGCTGTCAACCGCGTGGTGATGCAGTCCCTGTCCGGCCCGGAGCGCGCCCTGGTAAGCAGTCGAGTGGCTGACCGCGTGAGTACGCTCACCGGGAAGTTCCTGCGCACCGCGCACGGCCGGTTGAAGAACTACGGTAACCCGGCGTTGAGCAAGATCGCTGACCAGTTCTACGCGCGCAGCGATACCCAGGGCCAACGCGCCGGGTACATCCAGACCGTGCGGGAAGTGACGAACCTGTTCGGTACGCAGCTGGCCAACATCATCAAGACCATGGACGAGCAGCAACTGGCGGATCTGTCCGCGGCGCTGCACAGGAACGTGCGCCCGACCGATCCGACCATGGCGCAGAAGTACGACGACACCAAGTCGTTGCTCCGTCGCATCTTCAACTACATGAAGGTGTCCAACGTCGATGTGGCGAACGTTCAGGACTACTTCCCGCAGGCGTGGAGTCGGGAGGCGATCGACGCCGACTTCGATAACTTCGTCGATGCGTTGGTGCAGGTCGGGCAGGTACGTGACGACAACGGGAACTGGATCGACATGACGCCCGACATCGCTTCCTCCGTGGCCGAGACGTTGACCACCACCGAGGGGCAACTGGCGCTGAGTGAAGACTTGGCCGGCTACTCCCCGTACATGCAGGCGGTCAACGAACGGAAGATCCGACTGAAGGATCGTGCAGCCGTCGCACAGTACATGGACCCGGATATCGTCCGTGTGCTGACCCGCTACGTCACCCAGGCTGCGAAGCGCGGGGAGTACACGAAGCACTTCGGGCGGAACGGTGAACGCCTGAAGGATCAGCTGCAAGAAGCCAAGCGGTACGGCCTGACGGACGAGCAGATCGAACGGGATGTAGCGCCGGCTATCCGTGCGCTCGAAGGCACGCTCGGAAGCAACATCGACCCGCACCTGCGCAGCGCCATGTCCGGCCTGATCACTTGGCAGAACCTCGTCGTGCTGCCGCTGTCGATCTTCAGCTCCCTTATCGACCCGCTGGGCATCGTCGTACGCGGCGGGGAAGTGAGCGATGCCTGGACCGCCTTCAAAGCCGGCGTACGGAACATCCCGCAGAGCCTGCGGCGCAACGGCAACAAGCTCGACATCCAGCGCTTCGCTGAGGATGTCGGCACCGTGGAAGAGTCGTTCGTGCTCGACCTGCTGGGTGACATGTACGGCTCCAACTACATGTCGGACTGGGCGCGCAAGACCAACAACCTGCTGTTCAAGTACAACCTGATGGAAGGTTGGAATACGGCCATGCGCTCGGCGGCCACCGTCGCCGCCGAGAAGTTCATCATTCGCCACGCCGCGGGCGTCAACCAGCACAGCACACGCTACCTCGACGAGCTTGGCATCACCGCCAAGGATGTGCAGACCGACGCGGACGGCCGCTTGCTGTTCCGTGCGCAGGACTTCATCGCCCAGGGCATGAACCCGAAGGACGCCATCGAGAAAAGCCGTCTGGTGCGCGAAGCCATCGGCCGCTGGGTAGACGGCGCAGTCCTGCGCCCGCACGCGGCAGACCGCCCAGCCTGGGCCAGCGACCCGCACTGGATGCTCGTGTGGCACCTCAAGCAGTTCACCTACAGCTTCCAGCGGACCATCCTCGACCGCGCCACGCACGAACTGCGGAACGGGAACTATGCGCCGATGCTGACCCTGGCCGCGTACGTGCCGTTCATGATCGCCGCCGATTTCCTCAAGGCGATGCTCCAGGGCGCGGGCGATGAACCCGACTGGTACAAGAGCCAGGACGCGGGTGACCTGATCTGGAGGGGTGTGGAACGCGCCGGCCTGCTCGGCGTGCGCCAGTTCGCCACCGATGGTATCGAAAGCCCGGCGTTCACCCTCGGCCCGACCTTCAGCTACATGCTCAAGGCCGGGGAGAAGACGATGGACGGGGACGTGACGGGGGCCGCGCTGAGCGCTCTTCCGGGTAACGCGCTGTGGAAAGATTGGATTGATCGATAGGTTCCAGGGCGGAAATATCGCCCTGGCGCATTTAACCATAATCGATATTTTGAGAAACGTTCTCAACAAGGGAGGTCGAACAGGGCCAAGATCGTAACATCGTGACAGCCTGGGTCAGCTGGAGGCCGCGTGGCACTAAGCTGTCACGAATGTCACGAATGTCACGAAAAAACTTTTCGGAGCTGGAGCACGTACATACTACCCTGTACCCCCGGCGGCCCTAAGTATCTATATTCTTTATATATTTATTTTATTTTTTCTGTAGTGGAATAAAGTAGTAAGAATCGTAACATCGTAACAGAAATCGCTGTAAGCCCCGTGGCACTAAGGCTCCAGCGTGTTACGAAATTTTGGCCCGTTCCGAAAATTTCGTAACATCGTTGCAATTAATAGTAGTGCTCTGGACCATCAACGGTATCGATACAGGCTGTAGGGCACCAAATAGGCCCGTGGTGCGCTCCAGTTGTGGAACCGCCACTCTGCTACCCCTACGGCGGGAACGTGCAGCGTGGCGCAGCTCCGGGCCGGCTGGCATACTTTCCGCAGCTCACAGGAGGGCGCACCATGACTTGCACCATCGACTTGCAGATTCTCCAGGGGAAAACGTTCGAATTCGCCTTCCGCTGGGCCGACCCGATCAAGCTCTACAAGCCCATCACGGGCGCTACGGCCACCGCCCCGGTCGTGCTGACGGTCCCTGGGCACGGCCTGTCTGATGGCTGGCCGTTCGAGGTGCAGAGCGTGAAAGCCCCTCCTGAGCTGAATACCCAGCCTGGGCAGTTCCATCTGGCCAAAGTCCTGACCCCGGACAGCCTGGAACTGAACGACGTGAACGGCATCGGCTTCAAGGCGTTCGGCGGAGCCGGCACCATCGTCTTCTACACCCCCGCGGATCTCACTGGGCTGGCCGCGCGGTTCGCCATCCGCCGCACCCCTGGCGATGCCGACGCGCTGCTTACCGGGAACACCACTGACGGGCGAGTCGTGATCGATATCCCCACCAGCACCATCAGCATGCTGATCGGTGCGGACGTGACCGCCACCCTGGACTGGAACAAGGCGCTGTACGACCTCGAACTGTACGACCCGACCGACGTGTCGGTGGTGTACCCGGTGGGGTCTGGCCGAGTGACCGTCACGGCTGAGGTAGCGAAATGAACGCAGGTCAGGCTCTAGTCGTCCGCCGGGTCGGCCAGTGCCTGTCCGTGGCGGTATCGACACCGCAGGCGCTTGTCACTAGGGAGCGCTCGCAGGCGTTGCTCGTGCGTGACCCTGACATGGAGATCGTCCTGCCCCTGGCGCGGCCAGCGTCGCAGCTGGAGTACACCGCCATGGTCCTGCCGCCTGCGCAGGCCGTTACCGAGGTGCTGATCCAGCCGGGGGCGCAGCAGGTGCAGGACTTGCGCTCGGCGGCGTTCGTCGTCCTGGCCGGGCAGCCTGGGCGCAAGGGCGACAAAGGTGAACCCGGCCCGGCCGGCGGCGCGATCATCCAGAAGGTGGCGTCGGTGCCGATGTCCGGGCATCGCATGGTTGCACCGATCGACGCCAACCAAGTGGTGTACGCTGATTGCGCGACGCTGATCAATCGCATAAACACCCTGGGGCTGTCGCTGAATGCGGCGTCCCCTGGCGGCACAGTGGATGTGCAGCGCCTCGGTGAAGTGCAGCACTCCGGGTGGGCGTGGACACCCGGTGCCGTGTTTCTCGGCCAGGATGGCAATCTCACGCAGACCGTTCCCTCTGGCGCGCTGTTCTCGCTGATCGTAGGCTTCGCGCTCGACCCTACTACTCTATTTATCGACATTGGCGTGGCGATCACGCTGGAGGTGTGACATGGCAGACAAGTACCTTTCCAACCAGAACGGCTTCCCCACCGAGGTCGAGGCGACTGTCGTCTCGGCCGGCGCGGGTAACGCCGGCGATATCCCGGCGCTCGACTCTACCGGCCGCCTCGACAGCTCCGTGCTGCCGACCGGTATCGGTGCCGACACCGCGATCATCGAAGCGTCCGAGGCGCTGGCTGCCGGCGACTATGTGAACGTGTGGGCCGATGCCGGCGCGTTCAAAGTGCGCAAAGCCGACGCCGCCGGCGGCACCTCGAAGATGGCACACGGTTTCGTCCTCGCCGCTGTATCCAGCGCGGCGAACGCCACCGTGTACTTCGAAGGCTCGAACACCCAGGTCACTGGCATGACCCCCGGTAACGTGTGGCTCAGCGCGACCACTCCCGGCCTGGGCGTGGCGACTCCGCCTACCGGTTCCGGCCAGATCGTTCAGCCGCTGGGCACCGCGGTGAGCGCTACCGTGGTCAACGTAGAGATCGGCCGCCAGCCGATCGTCCTGGCGTGAGGTGACGCATGGCTGCCCGCAGACCTCTCGTCCACGGCAGCGGCTTTCCTCGTGAGCTGCCGGCCGGCGATACGCTTCTCGGCGTACCTCTCGGCGTGCTGGTGTACATGCGCGCCGGCGGCACCCTTCGCGTGTCGTTGAACAACAACCAGATGCTCCCGGTGGCGCTCGCCGCCGGCGGCTCGCTCAGCGTACCGGTGGTGACCAATGGCTGACGCAATCCCCCTCAAGGTAATCGACAACGGTGGCGGCAACGGGAACCTGTCCCAGTTCGCCACCAGCGACACCGTACCTATCACCAACGGTGGGACCGGCGCTTCCACTGCAACCGATGCGTTCGCGGCCCTGGCCACGGCACGGGTGAACAACTTCGCGGGTCTGGCCGGCGGCACGGATGTGCTGCCGTACCAGAACGGCGCGAATACCTGGGCGCAAACGCCGTTCACCGCCGTAGGCCGTGCGATTATCAACGCCAGTACGCAGGCAAACGCCTTGAACTATATCGGCGGCGTACCTAAAAGTATGTCGTTCAACCGGGCCTTCTCCGACCCGAATACGGTCCCTGACGAATGTGGGTTCTACGGTATCGGTACATCGCCCTGGTCGAATCTGCCGCCGGGTATCGATTCGCTGAACCCTATCGGTTCGATGCTCTACCACCACCCCTACGACGCAGCAACTGCGGTGCAGCTGTTCGTACCGCGGACTTCGAATATCTTCTACTTCCGACGCAAGGGATCTGGTACTTGGCAGCCGTGGATTCGCGTGCTGTCCGACGCGCAGCTTCTTGGTACGGTAGCTCAGTCTGGAGGCTCGCCGATCGGCTCTATTCTTGAGCGAGGCAGCAACGCGAACGGGGAATACATCCGACTCGCAGACGGTACGCAGCTCTGCTGGTTCAACGCCAGCGTTACCGATCAGGCGGTCGATACCGCTTACGGCAGCTTGTTTACCGGCACTCGTGGATGGTCTTTCCCTGCGACGTTTGTCGGTAGCCCGACGGTGAGCGTCGGTCTATTTCGCTGGGGGACTGGCGCAGGCTGGGGAACTGTCGGCGGGGTTGCTAGTACGACTAGCGTGACGTTGCGGATATTCGACATCGCTTCGAGGGCGACCGGAACCGCGACAGCAATCTCCGCGATAGCCAACGGGAGGTGGTTCTGATGATCATCAAGTTGTCACCGTACGCACCGCTCCCCGATAGCAACGAGCACCTGTCGTTGAGCAGGACTGGTGATGTACTCACTGTGAACGATCAGGAGTTCGATTTTACGCCGCTCCCGGAGGGTGGTGAATTGCCGTCCGAGGCTATTGAGTCGGAATGGTTCGTCGGTTCTGTAGTACGAAGAAACGGCCGGCTGGAGTTGACCCTGCGCTACCCGCTTGATGTGGATGCTAGCGAAGCCGCTCGATTCCCTGAGCCGTTGTTGGTCGAGGCCGATGGCCCGGTGGAGTTACCGCGATGATCGATTGGAGCAAGGTAAAGACCGCTGAACAGCAGGCGCAAGAGCGCAGGCAGGTTGAGTACGATGCCGCGGTCACAGCACGGGCAAATGCCTACCGCTTGGAAAGTGACCCGCTCAAGACCGAGGCCGAGTTCGACGCGATCAAGGCCGGCACCGAACCGGACTACAGTGCCTGGATCGCCAAGGTCGAGGAAATCAAGGCGAGGTATCCGCTACCGGAGTGAAACCCCGCACCCCATAGCTCTGTACAGAGCAAAAAGAAACCCGACACATGGCCGGGTTTCTGGTAAAATGAGCACTGCGTATGGAGCCTTGCTGTCGCGCTTCCTTGCGATGCAAGAAAAAACCCGGCCACTGGCCGGGTTTCTTGTTTCTGGAGGGCGGTTATTCGTCCTCGTACAACGACTCGATCAGGATATCGATCTCGTCACGCACTTCTTCGAGCAGTTCACGCGTTTCTTCACGCGACCGCGACGTGTCGCCATAGAAGCCACGCACCGCTTCCATCAGTTCGTCTTTCGTCATCCCATCAGCTCCTTCAGTAGTTCCAAGGTTGCTATGACCGCGATGCGGTCGTTCAAGTCACCGGGCATGGCACGCATAGCGAGCAGCATTGCGTCGATATCTTCCTTCGTGTCGACGTTGCACAACGTTCGCAATGCATTCACGGCGCGTTTCAGCTGCATGTGAACTTTCGCGTCGTCGGGTTTCTGATTGGCGAAGCAATCAGGGTCACCACATGCTGGCCCGCCGTGGCTGCCGTCGCAGGTGGTGTACGCCGATACGATGTGCAGAACCAGCAGTGCGTCAGCGCCGTTCACTTTGAGTGTCGATTCCTTGAGGAATTCCGACAGTACCTCTTTCACGCTTTCCCGCTCAGCGATGGACTTCATGAAGTCCCAGGACAGGTTCATTGCTCTGCACCTCCATAACTGTCTTCCCTGCGCATGGCTGCTCGATCCAGGCGCTCGATCTCGGCCAGGATCAGTCCGCCGGCCTTGACCAGCTCGCGGCGTCGATCACCGGTCTTCGGTTCCCAGCCTTCAGGCACAATGGCCTCGCCCAGGGTGTCGCCGTAGCCGGTGCTGCTGGCGTCCCAATCGCGCGCTGCCGGCGGCATCGCGTAGAAGCACGCGAAGGCCGCAATCTCGTCGCAGGCGTGCGCATCGTCATGCTCCGGCGTCCATCCTTCGGCAGTGACCTGCCGGCGGCGCTCGGCTTGGACATCGAGCCATGCTTGCGGCACTTCCGTGCCGGGCGCGGCGGCGAGCATATCGCGTAGTTCGGTAGCCAACACCGACGCCTTGCGTGCGCGCGAATTAGGGTCACGAGCTTTCTCCGGGCTGACGTAGTAGGCGATCTCGGAGAACACCAGTTCCATGCACTTCGTGAACTTCTCGCGCAGCTCCTGTATCTGCATTTCCATGCCACCGCACTTCTGGCGGGCAGCGTCACCCTTGGACGCGGCGTCCTCGGCCATGGCTAGTTTGGTGCGCAGTTTCGCGACTTCCTCCCTTAGCGCCTTGGCCTCGGCTTCGAGTGCGTCGAAGTCATCCTCACGGACGCACCGGATGTTCCGCGCCTCATCGCACCAGAACCGTTGGACCTCACTCATGACCTACCTCCTTACCGGGCGCAGCGGCGAGTAGCTCAGCCAGCTCGTTTTCGGCATCCCAATCGATCTGCTGAAACACATCCTTTATTTCGTCGAGCGCTGAGCGGCACGCGTTCCAGTTCGCGTACACCTTGTCTTCGTCGTAGATGTTCCGTCCCCGGTACGCATCGACCTGCTCAGGATTGAGCTGCGCTTTGATAGCGGCGAAGTGTTCGAGGCGGATCAGGCGGTAGCCATCCGGCACGCTGTGCTGAGCCTGGGCTACAGGGGCGGTGTAGAGCGGAGTAAGAAATTCGTACGGCGGTTCTTCTGACCAGAGAGACGGATGGTCCAAACCTATATAGATATAACCACCGTCGGGCATGCACGGGTCCAGCAGCGGCTCCAAGTCTTTTTTGCGGGCATACCCTACGATTTGCGGGTGCTGTTTGTAGGTCTGCTTCTCCAGCTCCGCGATGTGCTTAGCGATAGTCTCCCGAATGACGCGCAGCGCGTTCATGGCTTGGAGCGAGCTGCCGTCCTGGCCGAGCTTGGCGGTCAAGTCGATTTGCTTGATTATGCTTTCGATCATAGGTCACCTTTCTTGTTCGGCGGCGTACCGTCGAGGAACAGATCGTCTACGGACGTTGCGTCGGGATTTATTTCTGCACCAGGGCCGAGCGCTTCCCTAGTCAAGCGTTCCGCGTTGCTGTCGTATGCTTGGTCATTATCGCCGCGCATACGCCGTAGCGCTTTCCGTCCTACGGTCACAGCAGCTTTGTAGTCGAGCAGCATCTGGTTGAACATGGTGTCCGATGCCGCTGCTTTCTTCCCGCCGCGCTCCAGCAGGGATATGGCCGCCACGAGCGACGACAGCACGCACATCATGGCGTCAACGTCCCGTTTGGTCGGGGTCTTCAACCGCTCCATCGCACCGATCGCTTTGTGGTACAGCTGCTTGTAGCGCGCGATCTCCGCGTCCTTGTCTTGGTACGTCTTACTGAGGTGCGCTCGCACGACGTTCGTGTAGTCCGTTCCGGGATACCAATCCTGTCCGCAGTTCACACAGACGTTGTAGCTGTCGTGCTTCTCGAACGTTCTGCACCCACACTCAGGGCAATAGTTCCACATGCTTTACTCCAGGCTCAGTAGACGCTCGCCGAGCTTCACGCGCATATGCACCTTGTCGCGCGGTATACCGGTGAGGGTCGAGATTTCAGAAAGGGTAAAGCCCTGGTTCTTCAACCGGGCCGCACGCTTCGACAGTTCCTGCCGGCGCTTCGTCGATCCGATGCCCCTGGCCATGTAAGCACTCCACGAAAATCTCAGCGCCGCAGTACGTGATGTACCCGACCATCCCTGGGCGATGCGGGAATGGCACACCGTCGCAGCGGCATAACCTACCGACCAGCCATCCTCTTCTGTCGGCCCATTTGTCGATGCGCAGCGTGCCGATCTTTCCGCACGCCCGGCACCGAGCGCGTGCGAGTCCGAACTTCAGATCGCCGCGCTTGGTGTTCCGAGCGCCGCATTCACGGCACCGGCAGCGGACCTTAGCCTTCCGCGGCCTTTTCACTTTCTACCTTGTCGACGGCCGCGTTGAACTTGTCCGCATCGAACCACAAGATCAGCCCGATCTTGGTGCCGAGCACGAAGTCGGTCGGCGTCATGGACTTCGTGACGAACTTGACCACGGTTTCGTCTTTGACGGTATTGGCTTTGATCGTGGACTTGTTGAGGGACTGCGCTTCGATGTTGTCCATGCCGATCGCTTCAATGAGTTCCACGATGTTCATTTGCGCGCCTCCTTGTCGGCCACTTCGATGAAACGCATGGCGTCGACGAGCTGCGCTTCTGCGTCGGCCAGCGCGTCGTGTCCGGTACTGGCCTGGGTACGCCCAACCACCATGCGCGCCGTACGAACATCACGCTCGTTGAAGAAGAGCCACGGTTTACAGCCGAGGAAATTCGCCAGCATTTCGCAGTCGAACGACGGGGAGTTACCCCACACGCGCACGCGCGGGTTTTTCCTCAGCACGTCGTCGAGGAACGACATGATTTCGAGCTTGGCGTCTTCCATGCCGTACTTCCGCTTGGCCATGAGTTCGGTCATTGCCCCGCGCGCCGGTTCACCAGCGCCGGGGCCGAGCCACCACATGATCGTACTCGCATCGACTTTACGGCCGGCGGCGATTTGCTCGGACGGATCGATTGCTATGTGGAACTTTTCGCCGGTGCTCGTCACCATCGCCACCGAAAGGATCACCGATTCCACGGAGGTTCCGAGGGTTTCCAGGTCGATAGACAGTTCCGTAGGTATTTGCTTTGCCATCACGTAGGCTCCGAATAGTGAGGTATGTCGCCGCGGAAAATGCGGCGATCAGGTACAGCGACCGAGCGATCTTCGCCCCGGTATACAAGAGAGGAATTAAAGGCGGCACAGGTACAGCTCCGAACGATGAACTCGGCGATCAGTTCACGCTTGATGATGTGGTCGGCATCCGGTGCAGGTAGTTGGATTTTCCGTTCGCCCCACGACAAGTGCGTGTAGATCACCCCGCCGAATTTTGCAGGGAACAGCAACACCACGGCGACCGCGCGCCCCTTGCGGTACTTGTCCGCAAGCCAGATACGTTGGTTATCCGTCAGGTCGAGTGTCACCGCCCGTTGCGGGGGCTTTGCCAGGAATTTGTACTCGACCCACAAATCGCACGGCCACGCGGCATACCACACATCAGCTGTGCCGTTGCTGTACGGGTTGCTCATTTTTTCGCGGTGGACGAAGCTTGGCAGCTTCGTGTGCAGGTTCTGGATTGCTTGGTTCTCAGGGTTCGCCATGCTTTTCTCCAGAGGTAAAAAAGGCCGCCCGGAGGCGGCCTGATGGTGCGTGCTGGCTTAGCTAGTAGCCAGGGCGGCGAGTTCCTTCTCGGCCTTGGACAGGTCGGAAGCCAGCTTCTTGTCGTCGGCTTCCTTGGCCTTGGTCAGCTTGGCCAGCGCCGAATCACCTTCCTTGCGCGCCTTGGCCTTGACCTTCTCGGAAGCTGCGAGCGCCTTGGTGCGCTGCTTGGTCAGCTTGTCCTTCGCCTTGTTGAACTCAGCGCTGAGCTTTTCCATTTCCTTGTCCAGCAGCGCGACAGGCTTGGCGGCGTCATCCTGCTTCTTGTCGCGTTCGGCGCGGATGCGCTTGACCTCGGCGTCGTAATCCTTCTGCGTCTGGATGGCCAGTTTACGCAGCTCGGCTACGCGCTTTTCCTTGGCCTTGATTTCGGCCTTGCTGGGAGCAGCCTTGGCCGCCGCGGCAGCCGGCTTAACGCTGGGCTTTTCGCGCGCTACCACGGTTCCTTTTACCGGCTTGGCGTCGGCGGGAATCGGGTTGCTGCTCAGGGTCGATACTTTCGGGGTTTTGTTGGCGGGTTGACGTGCCATGCTCGTGGTTCCTTTTGCTTTCGATTTTCGATTGGAGTTGGATCAGTTTGTTGTCCGCAGCGAGCTGTGCTGCGCGGGAGACGAGACGATTGAGCACCGAGCGCCGATTCGCGCCCTTTAACTCCAGATCGACAAGTCGCTCTATCTGCTCGGCGTTAAACGTCGGCAGTTCACGGTACAGCTGTCGGATCGTTCGCAGGGCACTCGCCAGCGTGGTGCTCATTCGTTACCTCCTTGGTTTAGCGCCGGGCGCGACCAGCCGGTTTCGCAGCCGGGCGACGGCCGCCGGCAGGCTTGCGATTGGCTTGACGCTCAGCACGCTGCGCTTCGAACCCAGCCCAATCAGGCTCGGCCGTCAGCATGTCTTCAACGGCTTCTTGCAGACCGAGAACTTGCGCCAGTTGGTCATCGCCGAGGACTTCATCCGGCGCGAACCGCAGGCTGGCCCAGGTCGATTGCGCGTCGAAGCCGATCTTGGTGACGACTTGGACAGGCAGCAGATCGTTGCGGGTTGCCAGATTGCGCACGTATCCATCCCAGTGCTTGATACCGGTCGGCGACACGTTCAGCGGGTAGAACTGAAGATCCCCTTCGCGGTTTTCGTCGTCCAGCTCGTCCATGAGTACGACGGCCAGCTTGCGGGTGTTCTTGCAAGCCTTGCCATCGCCGCTGCCGCTGCCCCACTGGTTCAGCGGGCAGGTGGCGCAGTCGTCCGCTTGTTTCTGCGGGGACTTGTCCGAGGCGATCAGGGAATCCGGGCTGCCGAGTCCAGCGGCGAAGCAGATCGGCGGTTCCGGGTTCTTCGGATCGTACGGGCCTTCGTACAGCGAGTTGACGGAAGCGAAGTCGATCACCACGGCACGGATGAACTCCGGTGCCTGGACGATACTTCCATCCGGCAGTTCGAAGGACTTGTCGTTGCGCACGGCGATGGTGGGGGTGCTGGGACGGCCCAGCTTATCGAGCACCTGCTGCTTACGAGCCAGCAGCTGTGCCTGGAGCGCCTTGGCATCGACCGGCACCTTGCTGCCTTTGCCGATGGTGGCTACAGCTTTGCCGGCAGCAGGCTTCTTGGTGGCCGGCTTAGCCGGGGCGTCGGTGGTTTTTTTGGTAGCCATCAGGCTGTTTCCTCTCGGTTACGTTGTGGGCTTTGCTTACGTTGTGAGCTTCGAAAAGCCCCGCCGAATTACTTCTTCGGCGGGTTGATCAGACCGACCTTGGTCTTGGTGAAATCGCGCAGGCCAGGGACTTCTTTGCCCTTCTCCCGGAACTCCCGGTATGCCGTCACCGTCAAGCGGCGTTCGAGCATCTGGAAGTTCTTGGTCCGGGACATCCATTTGTAGAACACGTCCCAGTCCTCGGCTTGCGGCACCACGGAGTCTTGCAGCTTGACTCCCATTCCGTTCTTCAACGTCACGGTGCCGAGTTGTTCCATGTTCAGGTGTTCGATCAGCTCTTCTTCCAAGCTGGCCTTGAGCGAGGTCAGTTCCTTGACTTTCGCGTTCAGGTCAGTGATCTGCTTGGAGAGCTTGTGGAACTCCTTGATCGCGGCATCGCGGTCGAAAGAGATTGTAGGTTTTTTCGTTGCCATGTTGCAACTCCCAAAGTAACAATTACAGACGAAGTTCGTACTGCTCAGGTTCATCGGACCCGCCGAAGAGACACTGGTTCTCGAACGGATGGTCCGGCCACCACAAGTTGGACTTCTTGAGGTTCGGGCCTGCGCCTATGATCTGTAGGTTCCACGGAACATGCAGACCACAAACCAGCTTGGAACAGATCGGCACGATGTGATCCACATGCACGTCCTCGCCAGCACTACGACGGCGCGCGGCTTCGTCGTAGATTTTCTTGAACCCCGGATGATCGGCACACCACTTCGGCCATGCCAGGAACAGCTGCCTGTAGTAGCGTACCGATCTCCGGTAATTCTTGTTGAGGGAAGGGTCGTTCGGATCTTGCAGTGCTAGCCAGTTGGGGTTAGTCCGGCTCTTCGGCGCTGCCATCCTCGGTTCCTTCTTCCAGGGGTATCATCAACGTCACGCCGTAGCGACTACCACCGAGCGTGCTCAGGCAAAGTTCGCACCATTGCCAGCTGAATTCGTTTTCACCGATCCCATCGGGGTCATCTTCGGTTGGCTCGACGCCGCACACGAAGTACGCATTCTTCGCTTCGCCGATCTCTCGTCGCATCGCGGCTTCTATGTCGGCACCGTTCTCCGGCGGTTCACCGTCCGCCACGAAGAGCAAGCAATCGTTGCATACGCTGTACTCAATCTTGTCGAACTTCATTTCGCCACCTTGTAAAGTAGGGAAAGGCAATGCCGCAATCTTGTCGAGCTTCATTTCGCCACCTCGTAGAGCAGGGTAAGGTAATGCCGGCAGTAACGTTTACTTCTCTTGGTGTACAGACAGGTCAGACCGTCAGCCTTGGTGTAGCGCTCGTCGTACTCGGCTTTGGAAATCCTCCGCATCGCGTTGCACACCTGCATGTAGTACGTGACGTTGCCCGTCTGCAAATTCTCACACCGCATCAGTTCGCTCTGGTACAACGTCACGCTCATTTCGATCTCCTACTTGCAGTAGTACGGGGCGTCCTTCACTTCAGTCGCCACCGGCAGGTCAGGTGCCCACCAGGGTGCAGTGGACATCGTTTTCACCATGAACTTCGTGGCCTTGGCCAGCGCTGTCTTCGTAGCCCGGACCAGCATCGACACTTCGTCGTGTGTGGTCATGACCACACGGTAGGCTTTCGCCATGAGCCGCATCTGGTCACCCACTACGATCCGCGCCAAGCACTGGACGATGTTTTCAGTCAGCAGCCCGCCGTAGATTTTCTTCCGGCTGACGTTCTTCCCGCGGACGATCGAGTAGGTGTAGCCGTTCTTCCGCCCAGTGTCCTCGTCGTACTCTTCACGGAGTTCGGGGTAATGCAGGCACAGGCCATTCGGCATCCAGATCCGGTCAGGTTCGTATTCCAGGCGAAGCCCGCACTGGAACTCGATGAACCCGCTGTTACCAGCAGCCATATCGGCCAGGATGCTGTCGAGGTACTTCCACAACGCCGGGATCATCGGGTACTTCGTGCGGTACGTGTTCACGACGTGCTTGGCGTCTTCGACTTCCATCAGCACGGGGATGAAGCTGGTCGCCATCGTGGTGATGAACTTCCTGAACCCCATGCCGTAACCCAGGCCGAGGATGGAAGTCTTACCTACGTGACGCTCGGTTTCCGTATCCGGGTTTTCCTTGCTTACCTCGACATCCGGGTAAATCTCCATGGCGAATTCGGAGTACACGTCCGCGCCGACGCGGAACGCTTCGACCAGATCCCACTGCCCAGCTATGTACGCCAGAATTCGTGCTTCGATCTGTGCCGAGTCCCCGGTCATGATGTGCCAGCCCTTCGGCGCTTCGATGGCTCGGCGAAGCGCCGACCCCCGCTGAAGGTTTTGGAGATTCATCTTGTTGCCGGCTGTCCAGCGCATCGACAATGCGCCGCAGTAGCCGTACATCACCGGCAGCAGTGCTCCGTCCTGGGTAGCGTCCAGCAGGCGCTGCGCACGCGTGACGGTCTGGTTCGACGTGAACTGAAGTCGCGCTTCACACAGAAGACGGACCAGAGGATCAGGGTCTTCGCACAGCTCGACGAACCCTGTGTCTTTCTTGGCCAGTGCTGGTATCCACAAGCCTTTGTCGTTCTGCTTCATCGGCACTTCGACGCCGAGTGCTTCAAGCAGCAGCGGGAAATCGACAGCAGATCGCAGCACCGTCTCGAACGGGCGCTTCGCGTTGACCATGCCGGGGGCCAAGGTATTGACCAGCGCGATGGCTTGTTCGTACAAGATCGCGCGCTTGGCTTCTACTTCGGCGATGGCCTCTTCCAACATCGGCCCGTTCACGCGAAGGATCGGATCACAGAAGCACCGTACGGTGTCGTGGATGATGTCCATTTCATCGTCCGGCATGTACGGACGCATGGCCTGGTAGATTCTGTAGGTGTCTTCGCAGTCGTCGATGCAGTATTCGCCGAGGTCACTCAACTCGTGCCGCGTGAGATCCCGTTTGCCGAACGTGTTCACGTTGGCCTGGGCCTTTACTTTACCGGCCAGGCCGAACAGCTTCGCTACGGTGTCAAGGCCGTGCGCGATGGTGTTGCGGAACAGCCCTTTCGACATCGACATCGTGCAGCGGTAAGCCGCCGGCACGAATCCGAAATACTCGCTGAGGATCAAGCCGTCGAAGTACAGGTTGTGGCCGATCAGTTCGATCTCATACTCAGCCTGGATCTTCGCCAGCCATGCAGCGAACTTCTTCATGTCGGTGAAGATACGCGTCTTGGCGTTGCCCAGCTTGGCACCTACGCAGTGGATCTTGAACTGGTCACCGCGAACGTAATCGCTGGTAGACATCATGCGCAGGGAATACTTCGGACCCCAGTAGGTTTCGAAGTCGACCACCAGCGGTTTGAATTTCTTCAACGGGCGCAGCGTAACGGGTTTCATCCCGTCGTGGATGCGCGGAACCATAATCGTCATCGCAACGATCCTTACGTGAAGTCGCGGATGTACTCGAACATCGTCATCATGCGCTTGCCTTTGGTCGTGCAGACCTCGAAGGCTTTGGCGTCGAGTGTGTTCTCGGCGCATATCACGATGACTTCGCAATCCTGGCTCTGGCCAGTCCGATAGGTCCGCCGGTTGAGCTGGTCAAACAGCTCATAGTCGTAGGTCGGCGTGGCCCAAATCGTAGTCCTGGCATTCACCAGGGTCAGGCCGTGTGCAGCCGCTTGCGGTTGAAGAAGCAGGTCATCGATCTCACCGCGCTTGTGCGCTTCGACGATAGCTTTACGCTTCTCGCCCGGTACGGTGCCGTCGATATACGCGGTGGTCCGCCCTCGCTTTTTCAGCAGCAGCTCAAGCGCTTCACGCTGGTGGTGCCACTGGAACGCGATCAGGGTCTTTTCGCGTTCCTCGGCCAGATCAGCGACAAGTTCGTACCGCTGCATGTCGAGCAGGGTGTTGGCCTTCTGGTTGTCGTAGGTCGAGCCGCTGGCGATCTGGAGCAACTTCTGCGCGGCTGCCCCACCGTTCGCCGCGGTGATCACCTTGTCCTTGAGGAACATGGCTTGCTCCCGCGCCATCTGCTCGTACAACTTGCGCAGCTTCGGCGGCAGCTTGAATTCGATCGTGCGGATGCTCTGCTTCACCGTGGTGGCGAAGAGGTGACGGATGCTGATGTCCTGCAAGAGCTGAGCCACGGCCAAGTCTGCGCCTTCGCGCGGCTCCCATTGGATCATGTGCGCTTGCCGGCCAACTTGCACCGGGTAGCAGGTTGCTTCGCGGAACCGGCTGAACTGCCATCCCAGGCGTTTACCGTCGTCGAGTATCAGCGTCGGTGCGAAGTAATCGGTGATCATCTTCGCGCCGAGCGAACCGGACAGCAGCGCTTTGAACTCGACGTTCCGAACCAGTTTATGGCAGCGCTTCGTGCGCTTGGCCTGCGGGTTCTTGAAGGCGGTGGCCTCGTCGCCGAGGAACCAATCGATTCCCAACTTCCGCATGAGGCTGGGGTTTTCGGACAGGTACTCCAGGCCGTTGTAGTTGGTGACGTACAGATCGTGGCCCGGTTGGAATGCCTTGGCGCGATTGCTGGCGAATGCCACGCTGATATCGACATCAGGATCGACCAGACCGACTTCATGCGGCCATACCGTATCGATCAACGACAGCGGCGCTACGATCAGTCCAGCTCCACCTCCAGCCTTCCGATGCTCGACGAAATGCGTTGCATGCGCCACGGACTTCCCGGTGCCCGGTTCAGACAGATCCAGCAAGATCGAAGTTTCGCCGCGCTTCTTCAGCGTCTTCTTCTGGTGCGGCATCAGTTTGATCGGTTTGAACTTTGCCATGAGTCCTCCTTCACGCAACTGCGGGCTGGGACCGCAGCTTCGCGCGCATGCGGGTAGCATGGAACAGCTCGGCCAGGGCACGGTCCGCGCGTAGATGGTCGCCGAGGTAGCCTTTGAGGCGGTTCAGCATGTCGTACTGGTAGCGGTTGTACATCACCGGGTCCGGACGCAGACCCATCTTGAAAGAGGCCATGCCTACGCGGTAATCACCGTCCGACTGGTCGATGGCTCCGTAGACAAAACGAAACCCTGTGTCGGACAGGGCTACGTCGATATCGAAACGCTTCTTCAGTTCAGCGTACAGGTTCTTCATATCTTCCACTCAGAGGCCCATTCGTTGCCCTTCACGGGCGTTTTTTCGTCTACCGCGTGCGGACAAATCCCGTCCTTATACGGGCAGTACCGGCAGCTGTAGATATTCGCGGCCGGTTTGAATTCGGTGTCCCGTTCCATCTTCCCGACGCGGTTGTGGAACGCACGTTGGATAGCCGGGATATGGTTTCGGGTGAAATGGCTGGTCGATATCTCGTCGATGTCGAGATACCAGAGTTCGGTAGTGACTCGTTCGAGGAACGGCCATTTCTTGAAGGCGGCCAGGGCATAGAGCTGCATCTGATCCATGTGCTTGGTTTCGTACTTGCGCCCGGTCTTGTAATCGATGATCAGGAGCCAACGATCTTTGACGATCCAGACAGCCACGTCGACGATGGCGATGGCGGCCCGCTCTTCGGGCGAGCAGGGTTCCCAATCTTCGTCGAAGCACCAGTCATGCTCCAGCATGACCAAGCCGGCGCGGAAACGTTCTTGCAGGTCTTCGATCAAGGCTTGGAAGTCAGCAGATTCTGCCGGCAGCTTGTCCACTTCACCGCGAACGAATAGTTCGTTCTGCTCGTGGACACGAGAGCCGCGGTCATTCGCGTGCTCAGACTTACCAGGGGGGAGGGGGCGTTCAGGTTCGGGAACTTTGTCGATGTACTTCAGTTTGTAGCGGTATGCACAGCCTTCGCGGACGTGCAGCTTACTGATCGACCAGCGCATGAGGGTAGCTCCAGGGATTAGTCTGCTGCATTGTACATTACAGCGTAACAAAAAAGCCACCGGTTTCCCGGTGGCAAGGCGGGGGGATTACTTGGTGATGACCGGCGGGACGCCTTTGTTCAGCATGCTGCGGACATTGGCCGCCAGCTCGACAGGCGCGATATCCTGCCTCTTCTCCTGGGTTTTGGCCGGCAAGAACCGCATCGCTTCGGGGAATAGCTCTTCCAGCTGCTTGGAAGTGCGGCACGCACGCAGAAGTTCGAGTGCTTGTTTGTGGAAGTCGAGTGCTGCACGGATCACTTCGTTGATGTCAGCGCACAGCTCACCCATGGATTGGTGAATACCCGCAACCTCCACGGTTTTAACGGACATGTTGACGATGCGGGGCACCGTAGCAGACGCTACGAACTTCAACTTGAAGTCGTAGTTCAACTTGTATTCCGTAGTGATGAACTTGTTAAGCGGTGCGAAAGCATCAGAACTCAGCAGGCTACGAATGAGTACGCCATGTTCTTGGAAAGTCCGCAAGGCGATATGTGGATACACTCCGTACGTCTTGAGGGAAGTATCTTCCGAGCGGCTACTACTGTACTGACCTAACTTCGTTTCGTAGTAGCACGGAATGGCGGTTAACACAGAAGTGCATACGCCGTTCACGATCAGGTCGGGCCAGGTACTGGAAGTGATACCCATCGCGGCTAAACGTTTCGCGTGCGTATGCCAGAACTTGTCGTTGAGATCCGTTACGCGAGCGATCAGGTCCGCCGCTTTCGGTTTCGCTGCCTCGCACATGAGCATCGAAGCGATGTGCTCACGCATGGTGTTGGTGAGTTGAATATGCTTGGCCATGCCAGCCTCCTATCGAATGGTCTTGCACTTGAGGACGACGACACTGCCTTCCTCGACTGCGGTACTGACACCTTCACCGTCCGCAGTCAGAGTGAGGTGGATCTCGTCACCGACGTACTTCGCGCGGCCTATCACCGCCAGGGCGACAATGATGCCGCCCTGGTCACGTTGCTTGACCAGCAGATCGAATCCGCCGTCTTTGCCTTGAGGGCCAGTAGCGACTTTAGTCGCCTTGCCGTCTACGGACAGCTCGATCCAGAAATTACGAACGTTCCGCGGCATTGTGCGCTTCCTCGAAGATGTAGATCCCGGCGATGTACACGATCGCGCCGAGCAGTTCACGCTTGCGCGCTTCGTGTTCCATGCCACGGCTCTCGTTGAGCTTCTTCATGGCCTGGAAGTACATCCCGTCAGAGGTGCCCATCAGGCCGCTGATGATCTGCGTGGATTGTTCTTCGAACGCTGCTTCGCTGCCGTGGCGTTCGTGACCTTTACCGACCGAAGCCTGTTGATAGGCTGCGTGCAGTACGTCCCGCAGCTTGTCGTAGCCGGGTACGTCGAAAGTCGGGACGGCGGGTTTCGCGGCGGTGCGACGGGTCATTGATTTTTCTCCCATTTGGTACGGAGGGTTTCGAGATCCATGGACGATTCCTCCGCGACTGCGTTGCGCAGGTACTCTTCCCAGGAAATTTCGTCGTGCAAGGACATGGCTACGAACTCAACACCGAACTTGTCGGCGAGGTCGTTCAGCTTACCGACGAATTTGCTGCGCATTTTCGGATCGGTCGGCATCTGCATGACGTACGTGGTATAGGTGTTGCTCATTTCGATTTGCCTCCGGCTACACCTTTCAGGTGCTTTTTCAGTTCGGCTTTGGTCTTCGGAGAAATCTCGTCGTTGACCGGTTTATCGGCGACGCCATCGATCTGGTCGAGGGCACCTTCCGGGACCACCCAGTCCACTTCGATGCCGCGCGTGGTGCGCGTACCGATACGCATGGACTGCACGTACAGGCCGTGGTGCTTGATCAGCGAAGTGAACTTGTGGCTGGACGTGGGGCAGTCCGGTAGCACGTAGCGCAGCAGCGTGTGGAGCACATCCCGCCCTACGCCTTTGCCGCCCGTAGAAGCGTGCTCGATGACTTCACGAAGCGCACGCTTGTACTGGGACAACTTGAGCATGGTGTCAGGCAGCACGAAGGACTGGCTATCGCTCGGCAGTTCGTCGAGGAAGAACTGGAGGTCACCGCGGCGTACAGCGTCGCAAGCCAGTTCGATGCTGGTGCTGCTGGTGTTGATCAGGCGCTCACGCTGCTCGGTCATGATGACCGCGCGCGCTAGGTCGAAATCGACTTCACGCATCATCAGGTAGTCGCAGAACTGTTGCAGCTCGTCTTCGATCGCTTCGATCTCTTCGGAGGTGATCAGCAGCTTGTTGGGCTGGAACGGTGCGATGTTGAAGCGACGGTCGTCACTGGTCAGGTAGATCGGGTCAGGCATGTTCGTGCAGAAGACCCAGTTGACGTGGTTCACCATCATCTGCCCAGCGCGGTGCATGCCGCGGATGCTGATCCGTTCTTCGGTGATCTGGTTCTTGATTCGCTGCATCAGTGCCCGGCCGTTACGCATTTCGGACAGCTGCACTTCATCGACGAAGAGGAAGATGCACTGTTCCATGAAGTCGTTGAACTTCTCGTCCAACTCGTCCATGCGCTTCTGCTGGACATAGGTATCGCCCAGGATCGGGCGGAGGATCTTGTTGCAGATCAGCCCCTTGCCAGTGCCTTGCGTGCCGCTGAGCACCCAGCTGGTGCCGATAGCTACACGCTTCTGCATCACTGCGGCGAGCCAGTTGTAGAACCGGTCCGTTACTTCTTCGTCACCGCCCAATGCGTGGTGGATGATACGCGCGATAAGCGTCGGCACACTCGGTGCTTTAGCTGGGCGCTTGGCCTGGAGGTAAGGACTCTGCACGAACGTGTTGATCACCGGCGGATCATAGTCACGGTTCAGCGTCCAATCCTCGGACGGCAGGAACTCCATGGACCAGATAGGGATTCGATCACTCAGCGCGCGGCCTTGACTGGCCATGTAGTCAGCCAATTGCTTCTCGCTGGCTGCTTGCTTGAGTACCAGCTCCCGTGTGTCCGGGTCATACCAGCCGTTGTAATACTTCGCCGAGTTGAAGTCGCGGAATGCCAGATGCGTGACAACCTCGCCGGACTCTTCGGCCTCTTCGACCTTGCGCTGCTGGTCGTGCCAATAGTCCGGGACCAGATCCTTGGTCTTGTAGGTCGGCTCACCCTTGAAGTTGTAGATGAAGTCCGGCTTGTCGACCGGGTGGTAATAACCCCAGCTGTCGCCGCCGTTCAGGTTCAGGTAGACGAAACCACGGTCTTCCTTAATCCCGGTGACGGTGCATTGATCCGGGTTCGCTACGAACTCGACGGGGCCGATGCTGTTGTACTTCGACGCCTTGCGCTTGGGCATACCAGCTTCCAGGCGCAGCTCGTTTACCTTGTCGTCAATCCGCGACCGGTTCGCACTGACGGTGCCGATCTGCTTCGGCAGCTTGAAGTGCGTACCCTTGTTCTTGACGAGCTGGTAGCGCTCGTCGGGCTGCAAGGGATCAGGCACGCCGATCAGGTTCGGCGGCGCGATGTACAGCAGCTTGTCGTTCTGGCAGGTGGTAATATCCAGGGGCCAGTGCAGGCCGTTGCCGCTCGGCGTGAGGGACATCTGGCTGCACAGCAGCTCGGTGTTGAAGTTCACGTCGATCAGCCACTGCTTGAGCAGCGGTGCAGCGACCGGCTTGTCCAGCAGGCAGAAGATGTGGCAGCGCAGCAGGTCATCAAGTACCCCATAGCTTGAGCTGTACTGGACGATGTAACTGACACTGCCAAGACCGATGGCGTCCATGAACGCTTGTGGGGATTCGACTTCCAGGCCGTCGATATCCAGACAGACCCACTCGGTGGCTTGGTTGCTCTCGGTCGAGCCAGCGCGGGATTCCTCGACGAGGTTTCGATTGAGCTGCCCCTTGAGCAAGCAGTGGCCTTGCTTGGCGTGCTCGACGATGGCGGCGTAGAAATCTTCGAGGCGTTTCGGTGTTTCGGTGTGGGAGGTGAAGGACGAGGTGTTCGGGTAGTTCGATTTTTCGATGCGTCCGCGAAGCTGCTTGTACGTTTTCGTCAGAGGCACGGGTGCGGACAGGAAAGCGATGTCCATAGGCTAATCCAGGCGAGAAAATGGGTAGGGGGAAGTGAAGGATGGGCTTGCCCCTACCCATCGGTCAAATGCAATGAACTTGACACAATATCTGGTGTACCCCGATAGCCTTGCGCTATCGGAGTATGGCGCAGCGATAGATCACCCTTCGCTGTTCAAATCCTCGTACGGGTCTTTCGAGGCAGCTTCCGATTGCTGCCTGTCTAAGCACACGCGACCGGTGATGCTGCCCATGATCTCCATGGCCTGCGGGAACTGCGCCCGCAGTTCGTTGTAAATCTTGGTCTGTTCGTGCGCCCGCATGCGCTTGGTGAATTCCTTGTCTTCTTCGACCAGGGTCATGTAGCGCGAATCGTCTACCTTGGCCACGATCCACTTGTAGTCGTACGCTGCGTTCACGTCGATCTGCGGCACGTCGTGGACTTCCACGACCCGCGCCAAGCAGTAGCCTTTCGAGGGCGACGAAACCACGACCATACTGATGGTCGGCGGGAACGGCAGTTCGGCCTTGTAGGTGTAGAACTTGCCGCGCGTCTCGGAGAACTCGACCGAAATGGTCGTGTAGTTGGTACGGGCGATGCTCGCCAGATGCTTGATGTTCATGGTCAGCCTCCGAACCCTTGCGGACGTTTCATCCGTCGTTCACGACGCTCTTGCGCGCGCTGCTTGGCAGCTTGGATTTGCTCGGGTGTCTGCTTATCGACTGCCGCGGGGGTGTAATTCGTGCGGTGGGCAGTTCTCCCGATGCTGCCAGAGAACACACCAGCAGCCAGCGATCGCATGAAATTCAGCCCCATCGAACTCCAGTTCTTTTTCATTGCACAGTGCCTCGTTGTTTAAGGATCAGGTCTTCTACGATCTCACGGAAGTGGTTCTCGACCGCGGGGCGTTCGAAGAAAGGTTGGCAGAGTACGAGTTCTCCGGTCGTGATCTTCACGTACACGAGCTTGTACTCGACCAGGGTCACAGTTACACGCCGGCATTCCACGCGGATGTGAACGTCCAGCGTTAAGTCCATGAAAGACGCGATGATCATGCCGGCCTCCGATGTAGTTGGTTAATCGCCCGCGACTGCAACGATATGCAGCGGGTCTTCGACGTTGAGGTCGGCGTTGATCAAGCCGGTGGCGATAGCCAACTCGACCAGAGCTGTCGGCGAAAGCGCCAGCGTTCGCCACTTACCCCAGGTTTCGTCGGGTTCAGTTTTGGTGACGGTTACGAGCACCCATCCGTTCATCGTGGTGTCCACGTCGAACTTGTACTTTTCGTTCTGGCCGGATGCCAAACCGGTGCGCATGGCCAGGGCATCTTTTGCGATCTCGATGCCCTTGGTGATGGTGTGATCGTTGAGCGTGAAGTGGACGGCACGCTTGGCGTGCGCAATTTTGGCGGCGGGTTTTTCGTTCTCTTCCATGGTGACCTCAAAAGACAAGACTGGTTTGTACCGGCTTGGTCACCGGCTCCACAACTTCGCACTTCACGCGCAATGCGAACTTGTCGGGCGGGTAACGACGAGTGATCTCTTGTCGTACTTCTTCGCACCGTTCCTGGGTAAAGCGCATGCTGTCGTCTTTGAACGGAATGCAGATATCAGGCGAGGTGCAGATCAGCATGGTGATGATGAATTCAGGCATGTCGATTCCTTATCGTGCCAAGGCTAGGAGCGGAAGCAGCCACACCGGCGCTGTGTACCAGGGCAGGTAGTCGAAGAAGTGGTAGATGATCTCGATAGTCATATGTTGCGCCGGCCTTGAACGATCACGGTGTACTTCTTGTGGTTCACGCGGTTTGCTATGGCCGCGTAGGAGAAACACCCACAGCAGTCGTGTTCGCACTGGCAGCTGCCGGTCCAGTAATCTTCGAGCGCGTTGAGTACGAAACGGCCGAAGCTCACCGGTTTACCGATTCGTTTCCATACCCGACGCATATGCTTACGCTGCACAGCCGGCAGCTCAACCACACCGTGGTACTTCACGCTTTCGTCGTCTTCGAACAACTTGTGCATAGGCGACTTGACGAGTGCGTTGCCGATGTAGGTGTAGTTGTCGAGGTACTTCCAGCCAGACACATACGAGTGCGTGTGGCGGTGGTAGAGATTAATAGGTGTCACTTCGGTGTACCTCGTACGAATTCACGATGTGTGCGCTGTTCTTCATACCGTCGATGAACATTTCCACGGCTGCTTCTACACCGCCGTCGTACTGGTCGTACATATCGAAGCTCTTCGATTCTTCGACCTTGTTCAGCAGGTACAGGATTGCATCCGCCGGATCGTCAGCACCCACGATGATCACGGCCGCGTGCTTGAAGCCTTCCATGAATCTGTTGCGGGGTTTAAGCAGCGACAGAGCTGCCGGGCCGATCAGGATACCGAACAGCACACCGGCGGCGAAGTACAGCAAACCGGAATAATCGAACGATAGGGTCATGGGAACCTCGATAAAAAAGCGGCCCCCGAAGGAGCCGCTTTTGGTGATGCGAACGGTTATACGCGTTCGCGGATGCTTTCGGACAACTGGCGGATGCTGTCCAGTTCGGTTGCAAGCGCTTCGAACTCGTCCTTGACGATGTTGCGCAGCAGGCTGTCCATGGTGAGCGGAGCCACACGCGGCATGGACTGCTCGGCTAGCAGCTTGACTTGGCTCTGGATGGCCTGCGCCGCCAGCAGAATCGCGTCGCCGGTGATCTTCTCGATCGCGGTGCCCGGCGCTTGCAGCTGGAGCTGGGCCAGCTTCGAACGCTTGACTACCTCGGCGATGACCGCCGGAATCGCACCGGCCAGCAGCTCGGCCGCCGGGGTCAGGTCAGCTTGCTCGTCGATGTCGCCAGCGCCGTAGAGCTTGATCAGGCGAACGACGGCTTCGGCGTCCGGCGGAACCACGTCGATGATCGCGTCCAGGCGGCCGGGGCGCAGCATGGCCGGGTTGATGTCGGTCAGGTGGTTGGTGGTGAGAACGGTGATGATCCGCGACGACTTGGTGTCGATGCCGTCGAGGATGTTCAGGATGTCGTCCATTGCCACCGAACGCTCGCCGCTCATGCAGCGATCGATGTCCTCGCAGAAGATCACGCAGGCCACGTCTTGGTACTGCTTGGCGAACTCGATGGCGTCGGCCAGCTCGTCCGCACGCGGCACGTACAGGTAGGTTACGCCGGCGTCGACAGCGAGACGCGAGGCAACGGTGGCGGCCAGGGTCTTACCGGTACCGTACGGGCCGCCCAATAGGACACCGCGCTTGACCGGGATACCGTTCTTGATGCAGTCGTGGACGCGCTCGATGGGCGTGAACAGGTTGGTTTCGATGGAGTCGGTGACTTCTTTCGAGTACACCAGCATGTCGCGCGACACGCCGCTCACGTCGAGGAACTTCGGCTCGGGCATTTCCAGGGTGTTGCCGTCGTCGTCACGGAAGCGGATCTTGATCGCCTTGCCGGCGTAGATCGATTCGTGCTTCAGCACGTCTTCGACTTCATCGAACAGCTTCTCGATGGTCTGCTCGTCCTTACGCCGGACCTCCGCGACCAGCTGGAAGCACAGACGGCCGTCTTTCATGCTGGCGCTGGTTCCCACGTAACCATCGATACCCGGCATGCTGAAGCGGCCCCACGGTACACGACGGGTCTGGCCAGGGCCGACTTCGATGGTGATCATCTTCGGCGGAGTGCTGCCGAAGAAGCCAGGGGTAGCCTCGGCGGCAGCCCAGCCGAAACGACGTGCCAGGGCGATGTTGATGGCGTTCGCGCCGTCCCAAGGGAAGACGTTGAAAGTGCGCGTCAGGCCGACAGCTTCTTCGAGGTAGCTGCGGCGGCGCTCCAGCAGCTCGATGGCATCGCTGACGCCCATGCCTTCGGGCAGGGTCAGCTTGTCGCCGTGGTGGACGATCTCGGCGACGTGGTGCTGTTCGGGGATTTCGCTGAGCGACTTGACGGCTTTCTTGACGGTGGCGTTGTTCGACATATCCGATGTTCCTTGCGTAGAGAAATGAATGGTTGAGTGGTTGAGTGGGTGGACGGTTTACGGGTAGCGCGCTAACTGCATCAGGATATGCACGCCGGTGAGGGTGAGTGGCGCAGGCATGCCAGCTATATCGCCCGACGGGTACAACCACACGAAGTGCGGTACTACCTGCTGGCCGGTGATAGCTTCGGCACGTTTGACCCACTCTACGGGCAGAGCGAAGTCGTACGTCGCGGAACCATACAGGTACTCCGCAAGTTCGCCTTTCGTCTCGTCGGGTTCGTATTCGATGACGATAAAATCGTCGTTGAACGGGATGGTCACTTGCCGTACTCCAGCTCTCGGAGCGCGTGGCGGTACGAATCGAAACCAGCTTCGCGCGCCAGGAACTCCAGTGCGTTGTAGTGGGAGATACCGAGCTTCTTGCGCAGGATCGTCGCCCGGCGCTTGATGTACTCGATGGACTCGATTTCGCCGCGCTTGAGCATCAGCAGCTCCGGCGACTTCACATCACGCAACGAGCCGTTGAGGTACAGATCGTTGGTGAGCGATTCGCCACGCGCTGCTTTTAGTTCGTCGAGCTGCACCTTCAGGCGCATCCGGGTAGCGAAGAGTTCCGACATGTTGTCGTCGCTCTGCACTGCTTCGAACTTGGCGATCGCTTCGAGGGCTTCGTTGGCGATGAACTCCAGCACATTCAGTGCTGCGTCCTTACTCGGCTTCTTCTGCACTGGCATTTTCCTCTTCGATACCAGCCATTGCCTTGATGGTGTCGATGACTTCCACATCGACCCAAATCAGCGGCAGTGCCAGATCCGCGTCGTTGATGTTCAGGATGTGCTTGAGTGCTTCACGGCGAACGTGCATGTGAGTACCCAGGCGATATACATCCTGCGGTCTGGTGCCGCGGGATTTCGCACGGTCGATAGCGACCAGGGCGATGTAACCATCGGCATGCAGCTTCTTGTGCTCGTCGTTCAGTTCGAAGCCGATAGCTACCGGATGGTCCGGCAGCCTGTCTTTCAGTTGCGTATCGAGCAGAATGTGCTCGTTGTGTTTTTCGCCCGTAATGGGGTCGAGGTAATGCGCTATTGCAACGTGACTACCCATGGTGATGATCCTTACTGTTGACGGTTGGAAGTGAACATGCTGGCGATAGCCTGTTCACGCTTGTGGATTTCGTCGTACACCAGATCCAGTGCGCTGATGCGATCCACTTCGATGCCGCCGCAGATCGATACGATCTGTGCGTCTTCGACTTTCGAAGCCATGGCACGCAGCGTATCGATCTCCGCTGCGTAGTGGCTCATACCGCCGGTAGACGCCGATGCGCTCCCGGTGGCGGACATGTTGATGTCTGCAACTACGGATATAGCGTCGTCGAGGGCAGGGCTTCGCCGGCCTTGTTTCGGGTAGCCTTGGCTATCCAGATCGGTACCGGTCAAGTCTCGCGTCAGGTAGACATCAGTCGGCTGGTTGGACGGCACACGCCGAGCTTGCAGTTCCTTGATGCCGTTCGTGGCACCGGCGGCTGCGCGGAGGTAGATGAACTCAGCGAATTGCTCGGCGGTCATGCGGATGTTCGCATGCTCAGTAGCCTTCACCTCGTTGAGGTCCGCGATGCGAAGAAGAACCATGAGCTGGTTCGCGTAGCCTTTCTGCGTACCATGGGTCGACGAGAGTTGGCGGCCGAGGTAAGCCAGGTTCAGGGTGATGATGAAGTCGTGCATTACGGTGTTCCTCGTAGTGTGATGCTGCGGATGAATGGGGTGTAAACGAAGACTGAGCATTCCTCTTCGTTTAGTTTTCGGCAGAGCTTTTCAGGAACCCATTGCTCGCCGAAATGCTTGAATTCGAACAGGATGGCTTTGTCGGTGCGGTGGACGATTCGCTTGAATTCGAGCTTGGTGTGGTAGTAGAGAGGGTCACGTACAAAAGTGCTGCTACGACGGCTGCTACGACCGCGACGGCCGCGACGGTCGCGACGAGACAGGAACCAACTTCCGTCACCAGCATCATCGTCACACCCGCGGGCTTCGTAGTCCTCGAACGCATCTACCATGTGATCGAAGCAATCACTCACGGCCTAACCCTCCAGCTATAGATTGTCGGGTCCGTTCTTCCAAAGCTTGTACAGCTCAGCGCGTGCTTCGAACCCGCGGCTCAATTCTTCCATGGCCAGCACGTTGAAGATGTCCGGGATGTAGACCGGCGACATCATCCTGGCTGCGTGGCGCTTCCAGCGCAGTCCGGCGATCACCGCACGCATGCGCGTGCGTACCTCAGCGCGTAGTCCACGCGCCTCTTCTTTCTGTTGGTTGATTTCGTCTTCCTGATCAGCTTCGCGGCTATGCTCGGCGGCGATCCTGGCCATTTCGTCGGCGGCCAGGGCTGCTTCTCGTTTGTCGTCGAACACCTCAGTGATGTCGAACGTCACGCAGTCGGTGTCGTAGCTGTAGACGTAGGCAGCCAGATAGCGCTCTTCGCCATTCCTGGCCGAGAGCTGATAGACCTCCCCATATGCAACATCGTGCTGGAACAGATCGATGTACCAGCCTCGGCGCCCGATGCGCGCCAAGCAATCCGCGTTACCTACGAATCGAAGCGAGGGTTCGACCCAGGTCGTGAACTCACCGCGGTCGGGAGTACGTCCGCCATTCGGGTGTCCAAAGCTGAGGCCGTAGTTGTAAAAGAGGGTTTTGAAGTATCGAGATTCTTCTTTACGGTCTTTGTACTTGGCTAGCCGAACTTGGATGTCGTCCACGGTCTATTCCTCGTCGTTCCATTCAACGACTTCGATTTCTGCCTCGCTGGCGATGATGCCCAGTACGCGCAGTTCCGATGCGGGGCGCTCCCACGCATTGGCGCAGTTGGCGAGGATTATCTCGGCGGCTTCGGTGGCGTTACTCGTCCACACCGACTCGACGTACGTGGTGCCTTCGTTGTTACTCTGGCGTACGAACACGGTGAACAGATGCGAGTCCTCGAAGCGCCAGCAACCGAAGTCCGAACCATCGCCAGGATGCGCGCCGAAGTAGTGACCCACCGGCACGAAGTCCTGAAGCGCGTTGATCAGCGCATCGACCATTTCCGCAGCTTCGACAGAGGACCACCAACCGTGGTCGTCGTGCGGCCATTCTTCGTCCGTAATAGCTTCGAAGAGCCAATGATCAGGCAGCGAAATGTCGTCCTCGAATGCCCTGGTCAGCACGATCTGGTACACAGCGTTCGTCGATACCGACATCAGGATCTCGAAGAACTTCGGCACCAGATCCTGCGTGCGCATGGTGCCGGAAATGTACGAACCGAACTTGAGTTGTCTGCTGCTAGTCATCGTTGATTTTCCCGTCGACAGTTGTGGCATGGAGCAGAGCAGCGCCGAGTCGTTCGGCCGCCTGTACCCAGTCCAGGCAATAGGTAAGATCGGCACCGTACGACACAGCGAACCGATCCGGGTAGACAGCGTGTTGCCAGAGCAGCACCGGCCACGTGGTGGTGGATGACGAGCCTTCGTCGCCGGGAGTCGGTATGGAACCGAAGCGGCGTACGAACCGATACCCGCGCTTGCGTACGTTCGTGGCGATATCACCTTCGATGGTGATCTTCTGAGGGACAGGTTTAGTGGTCACCCTCGTATCCCTCTTCAGCTTGTTCCTCAAGTACCTTGGCGAGGTGTTCGTACTTCACCATCAATGCCTTGGCTTTTGCCTCAGCAGCAACGGCGGTGGAGGAATCGTGGAAGTCGGCCCATTCTTCAACCACATCGTAGTGGTTGGTGCCAGACCCTACGTTTCCTTTGAACGCCTCGCATATCTCACAGAAATAAATCCGGTCGTCGCGGAAATGATTCCAGACCAGAGTGGGTACATCGACGGTCACGTGGTAAATCGTGGTGATCATGCTTACCTCCCTTGACGCCACAAGGTAAGCGTCTTCATCCACTCCCGGTTGGTGAGCAGCGGCCCCCAGCTCGATCCCTTCTGCGCATCGACGGTGCCGTCAGCGTTGAAGCGCAGACGCATGTAGCCGTAGTAATGCCGCAAGCGCATCTTCTCGCCGATGGAAGGGTTGGGAAGTTCAGTACCGATCCATTCGGATTTGGTCGGGCTGCACGCGGTTCCACATTCCGGGCACTTGTCATCGCACTGGCAGGACCATTCATCCGACCATTCGCAGCCGCACGAGCAGCTGTAGTGGTTCAGCCAATTACGTGGTTCGTTCGTGCTCATACTCTTACCTCGACGTGCGTGAAATACACGCGCTTGAAATGCAGCCCATCGCACCAGGGGCAACTCGTCATGGTGTCCCACATGTTGTGCTTGGTAGACGGTGATGCAGTCTCGATCTGCTGGGCGCAGAACGGGCATTGGTAGACCTGGGTTACACCGCCGCTGGCCTTGTGCGCGGCGATGTACTCTTCGTGCTTGCGGCGGATCTCTTCGAGATCCCTGCGCGGCTCTTTTCTGGTCTTGATCATGGTCACAGATCCTTCAGTAGAGACTGGAGCTGCTTGAGCTTGGCCAGCTGCTCACGATCGGCCGCGGTGGTGGACTCGACCTGCTTGGCCGCCGTCTCGATCTCGGATGCGATCTCCGACAGCTTCTCTTCGACTTCGGCGGCCAGGACAGAAAGCTGCTGTGCGATTTTCAGCAGGGTGTCGATCGAGGTGGACATGCTGGGTTCCTTCGGCTGGGCTGGCTGGGCTGGCTGGGCTGGCTGGGCTGGCTGGGCTGGCTGGGCTGGCTGGGCTGGCTGGGCTGGCTGGGCTGGCTGGGCTGGCTGGGCTGGCTGGGCTGGCTGGGCTGGCTGGGCTGGCTGGGCTGGCTGGGCTGGCTTTGTGCGTTTGTAGTCGGCGACGGTTTCGTCCATCTGCTCGGCGATCGTGGCGGCCGCCGATTCAGTCACCTTCTCGCGGATGTACAGATCGCTGGTCGGCCGGCGGATCAGCCCAGCTTCGTGCAGAGCCTTCAAGCAGCCACGAACCACCGCGACGCTCAAGGCAGAACCACGATCGACTTTCAACTGCGCCATGATCTGGTGCGCCGGCCAGGGTTCAGCTATCGGTACGCATTCGTAGACCTTCCGCGCATGCGGGGTCTGGTTGGCGAGGATTCGGTCGCGTTTCTTGTCGAGCATTACGTTCTCCAGTCAATCCTTGGGCAGCACACCAGCGCGTTGTCCGGCGCGCAGCTTGGCTTCTTCGATCAGTTCATTGATGCGAGCAATGAAGACTTCGTAGCTGTCCCTGGGCTTGAGTCCGAGTTCGGCAGCGATCTTCTTGCGGATCGAGCCACTACGGGTCTTCATGCCAGCGGCCTGGATGCGCAGCTGTGCGCGCAGGGCCAGCAGGCGGTAGTAGGACATCGGGATGGAGCCGGGGGTTACGGCGGCGACATCATCGGGGAGGATGGTGGTGATGGTGCTGGTGGTGGTGGTGTCGTTGGAATTGCTCATGGGTGGTGATCTCAAAAGGTTGTGTGTTTTCCAAATTTGTTCCGTTCCTTCAGTTCTGCGAGGCAGATTTGCAGCGCGCGACGACACGTCGGGACATCGAACATTCCGAAGTGGCAGTGCGCTTTCGGGATACCCAGCTGTTTGGCCAGCCAGGTGTACATTTCCGAGCGGTTGAAGACGCCGGACCATTGATCCATCAGGTCGTGGAAGACTGCTTTCGCATCCTTCCGCGCGTCACGCATGGCTTTGGTGGCCAACGTGCCCAGCGGCAGGTCGGTGTGCTTGTGCAGCCCGACGAAGCTATCGCAACGCGGGTTCACGCAGCGGTAGGCGTAGGGCCATTCCCCGTACGAGCGGGTACGGTAGATTTCGATGTTGTTGACGAGCTTCACCCTGTCGTCGCAGTTCGGGCAGCGCTCCGGTGGCGGGGTCCATTCACGGACACGTGCCAGTGCGCGCCGGCTGACGTAGGGCAACGGTGCCGGCGGCGTGATGGATTCAGGGTTCATGTGCCGAGGATCGGGGTGAGTGTGGACGATCAGCACGGTGTTACTCCTGTGCAGCGCACATGATGCGGTTGATGATTTCGCGCGAGTGCTCCACGACGAACAGCTGGATCTGTACCAGCTGGGACGAATCGAAGTCCCTGCACGGGCGATGATTGGTGTACGGGTTCCATTCCAACCGCGGGTGGTCCAGCAGGTAATTGTGGGGACGCCATGCATGACGCTCGAACCCCGTGTCGGGGCGGTAACGCTTGGGAGGGTTCATTGTTCAGCACTCGTACGGGAGCGGCTTGGGTTTGAAGCGCTCGATGGTCTTGAGCAGCCACTTCAGGTGGGCTTTCACCAATCTCGGCGCATCGGAAGCCAGCTGGTACAGCTCCTGCGTTTCCATGCTGATGCAGTGGCGTAGCTGGTCCATGCTGAACGCCTGACAACCGATCTGTATGACGTTCGAGGTGTACACGATCGGGTAGTCGTGGATGTTCATCGACATGAACTGCGTCGGATTCGGTCGGCTGAGCCTGCATCCGCGCATGCTTTCGATGTCGACGTGGAGTGCTGTGCGCATATCCACGTTCGCTAGGTCGACATCTATCAGGGCCACGCCGATCAAGTGGGACATCGGAAAGATAGTGTCATAGAAGATATCGCCTTCGAAGGTTACGTCTACGAGTTTCGACATGTAGAACTGAACGTATTCGAGTTGTGGCATCGACGTAGAGACGGAATGTGTCGATAGGCAGAAGCGTACCCTGTACATTTTGCAGCCGGTGAATTTGGCGTTCGCCCACTTGCCTTCTTGAAAAAACGTACTGAGGAAAATGCAGTTGACGAACTTGGTGCGGTAGCTAGCGCAGTTGTTGAACGTGCAACCGAAGAAAACGCAGTTCGTAAATGTTGCGTCGACTATATCGATGTTTTGAAAAAGGCAGTCGTCGAAGAAGCAGTCGGTGAACTGGCTGTAGCACATGGACCGGTCGAGTCGGCTTCTAGAAGGTTTCATGAGGGTGCCGGGGTTGGGGTTGTGACGAGCCAAAGCCAGGTTGAACACGTGCTTGTCGAACAAGCCATGGTGTTGTGTCCTGGCTTTGGCGAGTTGGGCCTTCGAGCCGATATACGGAATAGCGTCGGGAGCGTTGGACTTGTCGAAGTCGAAACCATTCACATACGAGTCGTAGCTGGACGTGCCACGCAGTCCATAGTCTGCGTAGGTTCTGACCTTGGCCAATTCACTCACTACCGGGAGGTGGTTGTCCAGATCAGCCTCGAACGCTTTCGATACCTCGACTTTGGTGATCAAGCGTTTGTGTTTAGTAGGCATGGGGTAATCGGCGTAGCTCGGCATGGCGTGCTCCTGGCAATGAGAGTTTGGTCGTGGGAAGGGTGAGCGGGTGAGCGGGTGAGTGGGTGAGTGGGTGCTCAGTTGGCCGGCGGAGTGGTCTTGTACTCGGGCGGGCGACGGTCACCGAACCAACCAGCTTTGTACTGCTTGGTCTTGAAGTCGATCGAGCCGAGCACGCCTTTGGCCAGACTGATGCCGGCGGACCCGAACAGACCGCCGATCGTGGCGACGAACATGCCGATGGCTGTGCCCCAGTGCATCCAGAACACCAGGGTGGTGAACGCCGTGTCGAGCAGGAAACCCATACCCAGCAGATGCAGGACGAGGATGCGAGGCAGACGCCATAGCAGGATGAAGATGCCGATGGCAGCCATGAAACCGAAGGCCAGAGCGTCGACGAACATGGGGTGATCTCCTAATAGTTAGGGATGGACAGGAAGGCGTCAGATTTCACGCATAGAGGGGTTTCGTACCGGGTGTATACCAACACCCCACCTTGCGCTGAACACGCCTCGAAATGCGCTTTCCTGGCCTTTGCCGGGGCATAAACGAAGATGGCCATGGCGATGAAGACGAAGAAAGCAAAAATGGCGAAGAACAGAACGTCGCGGACGCGCATTTCCAGGCTCCTGTGGATGACTGAAATGAAGGATCTGGTCACGGAGTGACGGAAAGTGCATAAAAAATTTCGTAACACGCTGGAGCCTTAGTGCCACGCGGGTTTGTGCCGGGTGACACCGAGGTTTTGTCACGATCTTCAAAAAATTTCGTAACAGGCTGGAGCCTTAGTGCCACGCGGGTTTGCGGGGTTTTGGCCGGGAAATTTTGTCACGATTGTCACGATCTCAAAAAATTTCGTAACACGCTGGAGCCTTAGTGCCACGCGGGTTTGAGCCACTTTTGTCACGAATGTTACGAAGTTCTGCGCTATTCCGCTACAGATACAGTGTATATGTGGCCCTATATACTTATTAACTATATCTATTATTATTTTTTTATTTTCTGTAGTGGAATAAAGAAGAAAAGATCGTAACATCGTAACAGAAAGCTCTGTGCCCCTAGTGCTGCCTGGGCTGGAGCGTGTTACGAAATTTTCGTCGGTGGACGGAATTTCGTAACATCGTGACGGTTGTTGAGAGTCAGTCTCATCCTGTTTGGAACGAAAGCGTTACAGCGATAGAAAAAGCTAATTGGTTTCAAGAAACAACCACTTAGGTTAGCGATCGATACAGAAAGGGCGGAGGGGAGAAGGGGGCGGGTCGGCCCCCTCCGATCCCCTCACACACGTGCGGAAATCAGTCGGCTTTCACCACGTCCAACTTGGAGTTATCCACAAGCTGGATCAGGCCGATTTCGCCCACCTGATTCATGTGCTCGGTGATCAGTTGTTGGTGCGCCGCGGCATGTTGAGCAGCGCGCATCACCAGGGTGATCGGGTTGTCGGTGAACTCGACGCCTTCACCCATAGCGCTCAGGACAGCGCCGATACCACCGCCATGCACCCAGCCCGGTACGCTGACCATGCCGCGTGCAGCACGGAAGCCGTAATCGTTGCCGTCCTTGTTGACGATTTCGATGTTGGTGGTGAAGTAGAGCGACAGGAATATGCCGCGCTCGGCGTAGCTGGCCATGATGTTGTGGAGTTCTTCCATTACAGCGTCGGTGTCGACTTCGTTGGTGTTGCTTTTGATGATGTCCATAGTGATGTCCATAGCGCCCAGGCGCGGTTGGTGGTTGAGGGTAGAACGCGGAAAAGGCGCTCGACTCCGAAGAGCCGAGCGCCAGGGTTTACATGAATTCCAGTTCGGACTTGTGGGTGACGATGAAGTGCTCCAGCTGTTTCTCCAGGGAGTCCGCATCGGCCTTGCTCACGGTCACGTCGCTGAACGCGAGGTCACGCAGAGCACGCACCGGGCTTTCGAGGAAGCGAGCAGCACGCTGCGTGTCGCGTTGCAGCTGGATGACCGCAGCCTCGGTTGCCTTGGCGAAGGTCTGGAACTGCTGCTGGACCGGAAGTTCGAGGAACAGCTCGTCCTCACCGACGCCGTTGTGGGAAACGTCGTCGAGCAGCGTGCGAGCCAGCGGCACCGCATCCTTGGCCGAGTCGGCGAACCGGCGGGCGTCGAGGTCGCGCATCTTCAGGATGTCTTCAGGCGACATGCCGGAGATTTTCGACAGTGCAGCCAGCTCCACGGACTGCGACAACTTGCTGCTGTCGCGCGGCGTGGTTACCAGCTCGAACGCCTGATCGACGGTCATGGCGCGCTCGTACTCGTTGTCGCGGTCTTCCAGGCGTACAGCGATCGCGTAGTACATGCGGAAGTTGCGCTGGATGATCTCTTCAGCGGTGATCCCCTGCTTGCCAGCGCCTTCGAGCTGCTTCGCGCGAGCCTTAGCGGCGTCGGCGTTGGCACGCAGGTTGTTCGCGCCGTCGATGCCAGCGCCGACGTTGCGCAGCTCGATGCGCGCCAGCCGCAGTGACTGGTTGACGGCACGCATCAGGCAGCTGTTCGCAGTGGTGCGCAGAGCAGCCAGAGCAGCCGGGGACTTGGAATCGAGCAGATCGGTGATGTAGGTCATGGTACGGAGTCCTATATAAAGTGGCGGAATTGCCACAACGACAAAAAGGGGCGCACCTCCCGGTGCGCCCTCGTCGTCAGACCTGCGATGGATTCTCGATGCGATGCACCGCGGCCAGCAGCTCGTCGTTGATGCGAGCCATGTGCCGCGATGCGCTCGCCATGTGGTGGTCGGCCATTTCAAGCGCAGTGCCGAATGCTTCGGACAGCTGCGCCATCAGCTGGCGGTTGGCCTGGAGCAGAGCCAGGAACTCGTTGACCTGCGACTGGCTCATTGTGCAGCCGCCTTGCGAGCGCGAGGCTTGCGTGCAGGCTTGGCCGGCTGTGCGAGCTGATCCTGAATGCTGCGCATCGCAGCCAGCAGCTCGCCAGGATGTTCGTTCAGCATGTTGCGGAACTCGTTGATGATCTGGCGCTCGCCACGCTTGTGCGCGACCTTGGCGCTGACCGACTCGTAGGCCGAGCTGGTTGCAGATGCGGTCGCGCGTGCGCCAGCAGCGATGTCGGAGACGATGGCCGAACCCAGGTTCTTCAGAGCAGCGAAAGTGGACATGGTAGATCCTCGAAGTGAATGAATGCGTAGAGACAGAGAGCGCGCTGCTCCGCAGCGCGCACGGTAGGTCAGATGAAGATGGCGTCGATGAAGAAGCGCTGCGTGTAGTAGATGACCACGGTAGCGCCAGCGAGGATGGGTACGCACCACCAGCCGTAGGTGAACCACAAGGCATAGAAGCCAAAGGCACTGATGCCGACGTAGGTGATGCAGAAGATGATCAAGCCGAGGCTGAACTTGAGAGCAAGCACACGGTTGAGAACCGAAACGAAGGTCTTGTAGCGAGCGAGCAAGGTCATGATGCGAACTCCAGTGTGGATGAAAGACACAAGGAGTAAGGGTGATTCGCTCCGCGAATCACGAGAGGCATAGGGGGAGGGGGTAAGAATTCTTTTGGTCGGAGACGAAAACGAATCCGAAGCGGGGAGTGGGTGTTTTGAAGGGGAGGGGTGGACCTGCCCCCACGCTCCCATGGCCATCTAAAACAAAGTCGCGAGGTCGTCAAAAACAAAACCGCAAGGCCATCGGAGCAGTTTCAAAATAAAACCACCAACCCACAAGGTTGTCACGTTGAACGTTTCAGTGCTACATTCACCGCGTTCAACCCAACCGCAAAGGATCACGGCATGAACCCTTCCCTGAAGCAAGTCACCATCGCAGCCTGCGTTACCCACCTCAACGACCTCGACTACCTCAAGTCCCGTATCGAATACCTCCAGCAGTGCATCGACTCCGAAGATCAGTTCCAGGCCGACGACGCCATGCGCGAACTGGCCACCCTGCACATGGATCTGGTCAACTCGTACGGCGGCATCATCCAACGCGCTCGTGAAGCCTTCGGCCTGCCCTCCATCGAAGAGCTGGCTCGTGAAGTGGAAGAAGGCAAGCACGGTTCCTACAGCAACAAGGACGTGATCGAGTCCAAGCGCGCCGAGATCGAACGTGCTGAACACGAGCTGATGCACGCTGAACCGTCTGCACTGTCGGGAGCGATCACCGGTGCGAACGCCGATCTCGTCATCACCGACGACCACGAACTCAACAAGCCCCAGGAGTGATCGAATGTCCATCGAATCCGAGAGCAAGACCGAGCAGGAAATGAAAGCCAAGGGTTTGACCGCCCCGCGCATCCCCTCGTCGTATATCCAGAGCCTGTTCAACCGTGTGGTCGTCCGCTGCCACGTCGTAGAAGGCACCACCACGACAGTTGCCGTCGCGCTGCTCGACGGTGAGTTCACCCTGGCTACTGCCATCAGCGCCTGCGTGGACCCGAACAACTTCAATCGTGAGATCGGCGAGCGCATCGCCACCGGCAAAGCCCTGGATCAGGCCCGCGACAAGCTGTGGGAACTGGCCGGCTTCCGCGCCTGGATGGATGTGCGCCTGGAACCCAACGGCCTCACCAGCCCCGTACAGGAGTGACTACCATGTTTGCACCTACTCACGCCGACCTCAACACCGCGCAGGCTGCGCAATCTACGGCCTCTTCGCCCGTGGCCGATGCCATCGTCGAAATCGAGCGTACCGTCAACCGCCTCGATCGTGCAGTGGACGAACTGGCCGCCCGGCTCGCACCGGTCATGCTGACCACCGTCAAGGCAAATAACGACGTGCCGGTGTCTCCTGCCGTACATAGTCCTTTGTTCAATGCACTCGACTCCCTGAACGACCGCCTGCGCTATGTAGAGCTGGCGCTTATCAAAATCAACGAATCGCTCGAAATCTGACCTGCGCCGACCTCTTTACGCGCCCCTCGGCAGCTGCGTAGACTGAACCCGCGAGCCATGCCGACCGGTCCACGGATGGACCACCTACTCCCCGCCCCGCTACACTTTGTGCCATGAAACAGCCGTCCCATCCCCGTGGAGTACGACATGGCACGCACCACCAAGACCGCTACCAAGGTCACCAAGACCGCTACCAAGACAACCGCTACCAAGACAACCGCTACCAAGGCCACTTCCCGGCGGCCGCCCTCGAAAACCAAGGCGGCCACCGCCATGTCACGCGCATCGACCGCAGTGGCTGAGGTCAAGTCGGAGCATTCGTTCGTCGACCCTGACGAGCAGCGTCACTACAAGCTCCAGCGCACCCGCGCGAAGTCCCTGATGGACCTTGACCCGATGGAAAGGGAGTTCTGCATCCGTGTGGCCCAGGGGCAGAGTCCTGTCGATGCCGCCGCCGGCGCGAACTTCCCCTCCCCCGCGGCGGATGCCAAGAAGCTGATGAACCGTGTCGGCGTACAGCGCGCGCTGCGTACGCTCTTCGAAAAGAACATGGAAATCAGCGAGGTCACGCGCGAAGAGATCATCCATGGGTTCCGGGATGCCATTGCCATCGCCCGGCAGATGGCTGACCCCCGCACGATGATCGCCGGCTACCGGGAACTGGGCCTGATGCACGGGATGTATGAGGCCAAGGTCAAGATCGAGATCACCGGCGGCGCGGCGCAGATCGCAGCGCAGATGCAGACCAAGACCGACGCCGAGTTGTTGAAGGTGATCCAAGAGAACAGCCGGATCTTGTCGGCCGAGGAAATCGAAGGAGCCGAAGATGCCGAATACGTCGAGTGAGCGTAAGCCGCGCTGGCACTGCTCGAAGTGCGAATCGCCGATCTATACCCCCAGGCACAGCACCGGGATCTGTCTGTCCTGCCGCGTCGCCGGCCGAGGGAACAAGATCGTCGATGTAGCGAACGATCCTGTCGATACCGTGCCGATCCCGAAAACGGCCAAGCTGAAGAAAGACCGGATCGACAAGAAGAAGCCCCGCGCCAACCCGAAGATCATGCGTGAGAACACGCGGTCGAATTCGGCCCACGTGATCTACGAGGACGGCAGTATCGGGGTCGTCAGCCGGGATAGCCACGAGTACCAGCTGGCCGCCGCGCAGAAGATCATGGCCGAGCGCACGCTCATGCGCCGGCGGTTCCTCCCGTTCGTGCAGAAGATGAACTCGAAGTACGAGGTAGCCGTCGCCCACGAGATCCTGGCGCGCGTACTGGAGCAATTTCTCGACGACTCCATGAATGGGCGGTCGCCCCGCGTCATGGTCACGTTCCCGCCGCGGCACGGGAAATCCGAGCAGACCAGCCGGAAGTTCCCAGCCTGGGCGCTGGGGAAATACCCGGAGGCAGGGATCATCCTGGCCAGCTACGGCATGGACTTGGCCGAGAAGATGTCCCGCGACATCCTCAGCACGGTGAAGAGCCAGGAATACAGGGCGATCTTCCCGGACTTGGAACTGGTCAACGAGCGTATCGATGACTGGGCCACATCGAAAGGCGGCGGTGTACGTGCCGCGGGCGTCGGCGTCGGCGTGACTGGTATGGGCTGCCACATGCTGATCATCGACGACCCGTTCAAGGACCGGGAATCGGCGGATTCGGAGACGATCCGGGAGAAGACTTGGGACTGGTACACCTCGACGGCGCTGACTCGTTTGACCCCCGGCGGCGGCGTGCTGCTGATCAACACCCGCTGGCACGATGATGACCTGTCCGGCCGGCTCTGCGCCGCGATGCAGGAAGATCCTGAGTACGAGAAATGGAAGATCGTCAACTTCGCTGCCTTGGCCGAGAACGACGAGTGGCTGACCCAGGACGATACGATCGTCGACTCACCGCTGCCCGGCGCCGTACCGTTCAGGAAGGCCGGGGAAGCTCTGCACGAAGCCCGGTACAGCCGGAAGTACCTGCTCAATCTGAAACGGATTTTGCACGCACGGGACTGGAACAGCCTGTACCAGCAGAACCCGGTGCCGGACGACGGGGAATACTTCAAGTCGGACTACTTCATCGAGCACGACCCTGGGGACGAGCGCTACGACGGCACGGCGTACATCGCCGTGGACTTCGCGATCACCGAGAAGCAGACCAGTGACTACACCGTCATCGCCGCCGGGTTGCACATGCCGAACGACACGATCCACGTCGACGACATCATCCGTATGCGCACAGGGGACAGCTCGAAGGTGGTCACGGCCATACTCGACACCGTGCAGCGGTACAAGTCGCACAACCCCGTCCTGGGCGTGGAAGATGGGCAGATTTGGAAGTCGATCAGGCCGTATTTCGAAGCCGAGGCCAAGCGGCGGAAAATCTACGTCAAGGTCGAACTGCTGAAGCCGCTGACCGATAAATCGGCACGTGCCCGGCCGCTCCAGGGCCGTATGGCGAACCACATGGTCACGCTGCGCCGCGGCGCTCGCTGGATCGAGACGATGAAGGCTGAGTTCCTTCGATTCCCGGTAGGCCGGCACGATGATATAGTCGACGCGCTTGCATGGATGGCACAGCTGATCCTTACTAAGAACCCACCGCTCCCTCTTTCCGCGCGCCGGCCGCGTCGCGGGGATCGCACCGTTGCGCAGCAGTTGTCCGACATCCTGCGCGGCGTCGGGAACGGCAGTCACATGAGCGCATGATGGGGAACGCCCGATGATCAACTCCGCATACACCTTTGACCTGCCGCTACCGGGCACGTTGTCGAAGAACGACGAGTCCTTACTGGTCAACGCGACGTGGTGCCGATACGACTACATGCGCGACAGCGGCCACGACAAGTTCATTCTCACCGCCGAGAAGTGCCAAAACTTCTGGTGGGGTGACCAGTGGAAAGAGGACGATATCACCCGCCTGCGGGCACAGCGCCGCCCGGCCCTGACGATCAACTTGGTGCTCCAGACCATGGACGTGATGGTCGGGGAGCAGATCGGCGGGCGGAACGAGATCCGCTTCAGCCCGCGGTATGGGAACGTCGACGACCGAACCGCCACCGCCCTGAACAAGACGTTCAAGCACATCAGCCAGGGGAACCACCTGACGTGGAAGCGTACGGACGTGTTCGAGGACGGGAACATCACCGGACGCGGGTTCTACGACGTGCGCCTGGACTTCACGGAGAACCTCTACGGGGAGGTGGCCGTCACGACCCTGAACCCGAAAGAGGTGTTGATTGACCCCGACGCGACTGACTACGACCCCGCGACCTGGGAAGACGTGATCGTCTCCCGCTGGATGTCCCCGAACAGCCTCGAAGCTCTGTACGGGAAAAAGAAGACCCAGGAGCTGCGCGCGCTGGCCAACCAGTACCGTTCTGCGCAGACCAATGACATCCCGGACCAGTACCGGGACCGGATCGCGTTGCCGGAGTACATCAACAAGACCGAAGAGGGCACCCAGCGCCAGGATGCTTACATCCGCGTGGTTGACCGGCAGTACCGCGTACTGACCCGCCGGGAGCTGTTCGTCGATACGCGCACCGGGGAGCTGCGCCCTGTGCCGGACAGCTGGGACGAGTTGAAGACCGCTGAGTACCTGATGCGGAACCCGTCCATCGTGCAGATTTCGCAGATCGCCAAGCGAATCCGTTGGACCGTGGTGGCTGGCTCTACCTTGCTACACGACGGGTGGAGTCCCTACGAGTACCTGACGGTTGTTCCGTACTTCCCGCATTTCCGCTTCGGGCACACCACTGGCATCGTGGAGCAGCTGTTCGGCGTGCAAGAGTTGCTGAACAAAACCGCCAGCCAGGAGCTGCACATCCTCAACACCACGGCCAATAGCGGCTGGAAGGTGAAGCACGGGTCGCTCAAGAACATGACCGTCGACGACCTCCAGGCACGCGGTGCCGAGACAGGTCTGGTGCTCGAAGTCGAGGACGTGAACGACATCGACAAGATCCAGCCGAACCAGCTCCCGGCTGGCTTGGAAGGCATGAACCAGAAGGCCCAGGCATGGATCAAGGCGATCTCCGGCGTGACCGACTACATGCGTGGTGAGGCACGCGAGGACGTGTCGGCCCGCGCCCTGGAAACCAACCGCATGGCTGGGCGCGCCGGCATGGCTCGTATCCTCGACAACCTCGACCGTAGTGACGTGTTCCTGGCCCGTGCGATCTTGAGCATCGTGCAGACCTACTACTACGAAGAGCGACTGCTGTACATCAACGGCGGCGGCGTGAACAAAGACGAGTCGTTCACCATCAACGAGGTGACCCCGGAAGGTGAGATCGCCAACGACCTGACCCTGGGTGAATACCTCGTCACCGTACAGTCCGTGCCTGCGCGGGAAACCCTGGAGGACAGCCAGTTCGATCAGGCGCTGGCGATGCGCAAGGAAGGGATCAATATCCCCGACACCGTGCTTATCCAGAACAGCCGCCTGTTGGACAAAGCCGACATCATCGAGCAGATGCAGAGCGAGGCGAATTCGCTGGAGGCGCAGCAGCTGCGCCAGCTGCAACTGGCTACTGCCCAGGCGAATCTGGCAAAAGTCACCGCCGAGGCGCAGCGCGCGCAGTCCGACGCCGCGAACAAGTCCGCCCAGGCCAACGTCAAGAACGTCCAGGCCGAGACGGATGCGCTCAAGGCCGGCACCGATACCGAGCAGCAGCGTGCCAACATCGAGCAGCAGCGTGTGGACATCGAAGCCGCGCGGTTGGCGCTCGAACAGACCAAGGTAGACAACGATCTCAAGATCAAAACTGCCGAGCTGGCACTCGACCGGGAGAAACTGCGACTGGACGCGGTTACGGAACGGCTTAAAATGAGGATCGAAGCAGAGAAGGCCGCCCAAGAGCCGAAACCTACCCCCGCGAAGAATGGAGAATCCACTGATGCGTAATTTCCTTCGACACGTACTGTCCGCCCCGATCGACGAGGGCGCCGCCGCCTTCGGTGCCGAGGCTGACATCGACATCGATTCCATCCCTGCCGGCGACGCCACTCCGGGCGCGCACAACGAGGGTGGGGACCGCGGCGACGCCGCCCTGTTCGACGACAGCCCTGCGCCGAAAGCAGACGCTCCGGTGCGCGACGAGCAAGGGCGCTTCGCACGGAAGACCGTAGAAGAAGAGTTCCCGGAGGATCGCGGCGACAATCCCGCGGACCCGAACTCGGCCGAGGCTAAAGCCAAAGACGAACCGGAAGCCAAAGACGAGCCGAAAGGCAAAGACAAGTCCGAAGACAAGCCCGAGGGCAAGACCGAGGACAAGTCCGGGACGGAGCAGGAACCGGAACCGGAGCCGGAGCCGGAACAGAAGCTCGACGACAAGGGCCGACCGATCCCGAACATGGTTCCGCGCTCCCGCATGCAGAAGGAGGCTGAGCGCCGCCGGGCTGCCGAGCACCTGCTGGAGCAGCAGAACCGTTCCCGTGCGCTGACCTCTGAACTGGTCGATCTCCAGGCCAGCTACGACAAGCTGGAGTCGCGCGAGATCGAAGCGATGAAGGCCAACGACTTCGATCTGCTGCCGCAGATCCGCAAGGACATGCGCGCGATTCAGGAAGCCATGGCTACCAAACGCGCCGAGAGCATCGCTGACGAGCGCGCCCGCGAACAGCTGGAGAACCTGAAGTTCGAAGAGCTGCTGACCAATCTGCGGTCTACGCACGCCGTGCTGGACGACAACAACGCTGATGCGTTCGACCAGGGCACCGTCGACGAGATCAACGAGCTGTTCCAGTCCCTGTCGCCGAAGTACGGCAAGGTCATCGCCATGACCCGTGCCGTCGAGTACGTCCTGGGCGTGGAACAAGCCGCTGCGGTGAAACCGCTGGGTCAGCAAACGCCGCAGGATCGCGCGCGCCAGGAACGTCGGAAAGAAGCCGTATCCCGCGCAACCGCCGCCGTGTCGAACCAGCCGAAGTCGCCGGCTGTTGCACCGCCTGCCGCGGCTTCCGCGCTCGTGCGTACTCCGCAAACGCTGAAAGATATCGAGTCGATGTCCGAAGCTGAGCAGGCAAAAGCACGCGGCGACTTCGATTACGCGGAGTGATGTTCCACGTGGAACACAAAGCCCGGTTGTTGCAACCGGGCTTTTTTGTGCCTATAGTTTGCGCATTCGCCAGGTCCGCGCAGCGACCACGCAACACCTCCCCGCAAGTCCGCCGGTAAGCGCGCAGCTTACACCTCAGAACTGAACCACTTTCCACTATGCCGCAGAAGAGGATGCAGCCATGCCGTTGCCCGTCCAAGGTAACTACACCAACTTTGCGCGCCTGACCAACGAACAGAAGACCGTATGGTCCCTTCAGTTCTGGCGGCAAGCGCGTAACGCCGCGTTCATCAACATGTTCCTCGGCACCGATGCCAACTCGATGATCCAGCAGATCACCGAACTGCGTCGTGACGAGAAAGGCGCACGCGCCGTAATCACCCTGATCGCTGACATGGTTGGCGACGGTGTGGTCGGCGACAACCAACTGGAAGGTAACGAAGAGGCGCTGACCGCCTTCGATACCGTCATCCAGCTGGACCAGATGCGCGCCGCCAACGTCCACGAAGGCCGCATGGCCGACCAGCGTTCCATCGTCAACTTCCGTACCACCAGCCGCGACATGCTGGCGTACTGGCTGGCCGACCGTATGGACCAACTAGCGTTCCTGTCGCTGGCCGGCGTGAGCTATGCCTATCGCACCAACGGTGCGCTGCGTGGTAGCTCGCCGTTCCCGAACCTCACCTTCGCCGCCGACGTTACTCCGCCTTCGGCCAACCGTCGTCTGCGCTGGGATGGCACCAACAAGGTGCTGGTTCCGAACGCCGCCACCTCCGACGTTACCGCCGCCGATACCCCGAGCTACGCTCTGCTGGTCAACCTCAAGGCGTACGCGAAGACCAAGTACATCCGTGGTCTGCGCGGCGACGGCGGCGAGGAAATGTACCACGTGTTCCTCGACCCGCTGGCCATGGCCAAGCTGAAGCTGGACCCGGACTACATCGCCAACCTGCGTAGCGGTTACACCCGCGGCAACGTGAACCCGCTGTTCAAGGGCGGCATCGTGACCGTGGATGGTCTGGTGATTCACGAGTTCCGCCACGTGTATAACACCCGCGGCATGGCTCCGGGTGCCAAGTGGGGTGCCTCCGGCAACGTTGACGGCTGCTCGATGCTCTTCTGCGGCGCGCAGGCGCTGGGCTTCGCCGATATCGGCAACCCGCGCTGGGTCGAGAAGGAATTCGACTACGACAACAAGCACGGTATCTCCGTGGCGAAGATCCTCGGCTTCCTGAAGCCTCAGTTCCCGTCGATCTACGAGGACGGTAACACCGAGGACTTCGGTGTCATCAACGTGTACGTGGCCGCCTAAGCGGCCACGTTCCCCAGTCCTCTGGAGGATAGGAAAATGGCAACTCTGGAAAACACCGCACGCCAGTACCCGCTGTTCATCGAGCAGACCCTCGATTTCAGCGATCTGGTCGACGGTCAGGCCGCTACCCTGACCCTCGAACTGCAAAACGGCGCGATCCTCGTCCCGGAGATCAGCAAGCTGCTGGTCACCACCGCATCGAACGCTGCCGGTGCTGCAACCCTGGACATCGGCGTCATCGAGCCGGGGCTGGCAGCCGACCCGGACGGCATCGCCGCCGATCTGGATCTGAAAACCACCGGCGCGAAAGTCCTGGCTCCGGCCAAGCTGACCTACCCGAACGGCGCAGTGATCACCTTCACTGCTACCGCTTCCACTGGTGGCACCGCCGGTAAGTTCAAGTTCCTGCTGGCCTACATCGTCGAAGGTCGCGGCAACGAGACTTACGGCTCCCCGGCGTACAACTGATACACTTCACGGGGCTTGGGGAGTCGAAAGACTCCCCTGTTTTCATCCCCCAACGAACAGCGTAGGAGCACATCACTATGGCTGGCAAAACCCCCGTCCAGAACACCGTCCAATACGTCTCCCTGACCGATCAGGTCGTGGCCACCATCACTGGGCACGCGTTTCGGTTCGAGGCCGGCGTACCGCGTTCCATCCCGAACCACAACCTCGTGCTGAAGGCTGTACGCGAAGCTGGTTGTGTCGATGTGAACAGCATCACCGACGAGAAGTTGCGCGCTTCCCTGAAGCTCACCGGCGAGCCGGGCACCGCTACCACCGTCGACCAGCAGATCGACAACAACGCGGCTGAACGCGTCGATCAGATCCTGGCCGCCATCAAGACTCTGGTGGATCGCGGCGACTCTGCTGACTTCGCCTCCGGCGGTAAGCCGAAGACCGAAGCAATCGCTTCCATCACCGGCTTTGAAGTGAAAGCCGCTGAACGCGACTCCGCCTGGAAGCTGTACCAGACCGACAAGCCGGAGTAAGGCCATGGGCACCCGTGTAGCTGATCTTGTCACGACGTTCCGGGAAGAAATGCGGGATAAGGTCCAGCCTTACTTCTGGTCGAACGATCTGCTGGTCAGCTACATCCGGGAAGCTCAGCTGAAGATCGCCGAGAAAACCCTCTGTCTGGTCGGCCAGTTCACCCTTGAGGTGGAACCTGGGACCGGCATCGTCATTATGGACGAGGCGATCATCCGCCCTCGCCGCGCCTGGATCGAATCCCAGCGCGGTGAGGTCGAGATCAACTGCGTCGAAGACCAGCTCCCGGCATTCGGCGTGCAAGATGCTTGGAACTGCCACGGCAGCAACCGTACGTTGACGGTGCAGTTCGACCAGCAAGGCGATGTCGAACTGGCGCTCTACCGCCCCAAGCCCAACACCGCGCTCCAGCTCACTATCGCTGCGTACCGTCGCCCGGTATGCGGCCTGACGATCAACGACAAGCTGGAGATCAATTCTCGGTACGACCGCGCCGTGCTGTTCTACATGAAGTACCTCGGCCTGCTCGTACAGGACGCTGAGGTGTTCGACAAGTCGGAATCGAATGAGCAACTTCGGCTGTTCGGCATGGAACTCGGCGACATCAAAGAGTCGCAGGCCATAAGCCACCGCTCGTTCCAGCCGATTCGCTACAACGAGTATTAGGGGTAGACATGGAAAGGTTCTGGTCGGACATCAGCGATTGGCTATATGCCATGGCTCTTGGTGGGTTCGGCGGCGCGGCTAGCCATGTGTTCCTGAACCGAGGCAAGAAGTTCGTTGTCTCTTTGTTCCTGGGGAACGTGTTCATCGCCATGTTCGCCGCGAAGGCGCTCGGCGGATTCGTACCTCCCAGCGAGTACCGAGACAGCTTGCTGATGCTGCTCGGTTTCTTTGCCTACCCGATCCTGACGGCGCTCGAAGCTACCGTCGTAGAGCGGGTGCTGGCATTCTTCAAACGGGTTTTCCCGTAGGAGGCTCCGATGCTCCCCATCACCATCATTTCGTCGCTCATTTGGGCCATCACGTTCGCCCGTGTAGTCGAGTTTTTCCGACTCCCTGAAAAGTGCCGAGAAGATGATAAGACCCTCGTGGCCGGTATCGGTGCCATGAGCCTTCTGGCGATCCTGGCCATGGTCGTGATTTGGTCCGAGCAGCCTGCCCGGCTGGTGCAGTCCGGGTACGGGCTTTCGATCCTGATCGGCTTCAACATGCTGGTAGCGATGTTCATGTGGTCCCTGGTGAACACCTTCATCGGCAACAAGGTGAGGGTATGCAACCAACCCCATTCCTGATCCTGCTCAGCCTTCTGGTTGCTGCCGGCCTCGGCGGCGCAGCCGGGTGGACGATCCGCGGGGACCGTTGCGAAGTCGAGAAGGCCGCCATGCTGGCCCAGGCCCGCGAAGCTGCTGACCAGCAGCGGGCAGCAGCTGTGCAAAAAGTGCGCGAAGACGCTAAAATCACGGCGGCCAGCACCGACCGTGTGGATGTTCAACAAAAAGACACCGAGGTGCGGACTCAAACCGTCGTTAAAGAGGTCGTCCGCTATGTCCAAAACCCCGCTGCTGGTAAGTGCGTTCTCCCTCCTGATTGGGTGCGCGTCTACAACGCCTCCCTTGGATTCGACGCAGCAGTGCGCCCCGTTCCCGAAACCCGACCAGCGCCTGATGGTAGTGCCGGCCGAGTTCGAGCTGATGGTGGCGGCAGATGACAAGGAAGCTCTCCAAACGGCGACCAGCAACAACCTAATCGCCAAGGATTCCCGCGACCGTCTTGTGGAACTCCAGAAATGGCTGAAGGAGGTCTTAGATGGTCATCAGTAAGCAGCAGTTCGAGGCGTTGTTCCCCGACGCTCCCGACGAAGTATTCGAACCCCTGGTACGCAGCATGATCCGCTACGACATCACGTCAACGGCGCGTGCTGCGGCGTACCTTGCTCAAATCGGCCATGAATCCTCCGGCCTCACCCGCTTCGAAGAAAATCTCAATTACAGCGCTGCCCGTTTAGCCGCTGTGTGGCCCAGTCGCTACAAAGCACACAGCGGCGGTCCCAATGCCCTGGCTACGCAAATCGCGCGCAACCCGCAGGCCATCGCCAACAACACGTACGCCAACCGCATGGGCAATGGCGACGTGCTCAGTGGTGATGGATGGCGGTATCGCGGCCGCGGCCCGTTGCAGGTCACCGGCAAGGATGGCTACCGCAGGGCACAGGTCATGACCGGACGCCCGTTCGTAGATGACCCGGACATGATGGCCACCTACGACGGCGGCCTTGAAGCCGCAGCCGCTACGTGGCGAGACAAGGGCTGCAACACCCTGGCGGACCAGGGTCGGTTCAGCGAGATCACCCGCCGGATCAACGGCGGGATGAATGGAGCTGAGGACAGGGAAAACCGTTGGCAGAAGGCCAAGAAGGTACTGGCGCAATGAGCATCGAGACGCGCGACAACTGGGCCAGCGGGTCCAACAACATCGCCAAGCCGGAGCGGTTGCCGGAGAACTCCGTCGTCAAGGCGGTGAACATGGACCCCACCAACGGCGGGAAATTCGAGCTGCGCACCGGCTTCGTCAAGGTGAATGACTGCGCTGCTGGCCGGGCCGTGTTCCCGCTCGGCACGGCCATTCTGTTCGTCGATGGCGGCGACCTCAAAGTATTCGACGCCAGGACCAACCAGGGGCATGTCGTCGGGTCGGTTAACCCCAACGGTGAAGTGGCCGGCTGCGAACACAATAATCAGCTGTACCTGTCTACCCCCACCGAAAGCCTTCGTTTCGACGGCAACACGGTTCGGAAGTGGGGAGTGCCGTCGCCGGTATACACCATCAGTCTCGTCGACGGCCACTTGCCGACCGGAACGTACAAGGTGGCTGTGACAGCTTACGGCGAGCAGGGTGAAGAGTCCGGTGCTGACGCCGTTGTCGTGTCTGTACCGGGTGGTAAAGCGATCCAGATTTCGTGCAACGACCCGCGGTCCTGCACGGTGTATTGCAGCTCTGTGAACGGATCGACGTTGTACGCCCAGGGGCTGGTCAGTCTGAACACGTTCATCATCACGTCCACGGTGGATAACACTCAACGGTTCACTACCGACGAAATGACCCCTATGCCGCCGTGCTCGCTCCTTGTGTCGCACCACGCTGTCATCGTTGGAGCCTACAACAATATCATCGTGATGACCGAGCCGATGTGGCCGCACTTGACCAACCCCATCACTCGATTCATCCAGCTACCGCGCGACATCACCATGCTCGCCAGCGTCGACACCGGCGTGTTCGTTGCCACCGACGAGGAAACCTACTGGCTGACCGATGTCGAAACGGACGAGCCGAGTTCGGTGCGCAAGACGAACTTCGGCGCAGTGCGCGGGACCGCTGTCAAGCTGCCCGATGGCCGCGCGGCTTGGTTTACCCGGTACGGTCAAGCCATAGGCGACGCCAGTGGGAACATTGAACTACCAAACCGGGTAAACTATGCTCCCGACATTGCGACTGATGGCGCTGCTGGCGTGCTGGAGCACAACGGTAACCAGTTGGTCGTCACTACCCTGAAAGGCCAAACGACCACCAATTCACTCGGAGCCGGAGACTTCTGGCAGCTTGAGGTAATCGACAATGACCAGTAGCGCAGTGATCCTCGACGGATTCATTCACCGGCTCGTGATCTGTGACAAGGACGGCACCGTCGTGGATGAAGAGATCGTCCACAACCTGATTCCGCAGGTCGGTGTGGACTTCCTCATCCGGTCGCCGTTCGGCGATACCGCGCCGATCAGCACGTTCTACTGCGGCCTGTTCGCCGGCAACTACATCCCGTCGTCTTCGACGACTGCCGCCGACATCCCGACCAACATGCAGGAGTTCACGAACTATTCCGAAACGACTCGCCCCGTGTGGAACCGAGCGTACGACGGGGTAGGCACCATGGACAACATCGCCAACCGCGCGCAGTTCACCGTAACGCAGGACCGCACCGTGTACGGTGCGTTCCTCGTGTCGTCGAGCACCAAAGGCGGTAACAACGGGCTGCTTCTGTCGGTAGTACGATTCGCATCCCCGAAACCGCTCACCACCGGGCAGACCGCCCAACTTATCTCCGGCATCACGTACGTGCCGACCAACATCGTGTGAGGACACAACCATGGCACTGAAGTACAGCTCTGGTCTGCGCAATTCGATGATCGCCGACCAACCTCTTCGCAACCTGCTGACCGGCTCGGTAATCCGAATCTACTCCGGCTCGGCTCCGGCCACCGCTGATGCTACGCTCGGCTCGGCCGTGCTGTTGGTAGAGATCAGCGTGAACGGCTCCGGCAACGGCGTGAGCTTCGAAAGCACCGTCAGCAACGGCACTTTGACCAAATCGCTGTCCGAGGTCTGGAACGGCACCTGTGTTGCGACTGGCACTGCGTCGTTCTTCCGCATGGTACAGCCCACGGACGATGGATCGGCGAGCAACATCGATCCGCGCATCCAGGGCACCGTTGCTGTGAGCGGCGCGGACATGAACATCACTCAGCCTAACCTCACCAGCGGTGCGGTTCAGTCGCTGGAATACTTCTACCTGACCATGCCGGAGTCGTAATGGCCAACGGGCTGCGAAAAACTGGGCAAACGAATACGTTCCCTGAGCGGCCCCCCGTTCCTGGCCGCCCGGCGTACTGCTATGTCGAGCGGCGTATTGTCCCGAACGTAAACGGCGGTCAGCCGATCGGCGACGATTACTTCGGGTCGCATAACGCCAATAGCGCTACCAACTCCGGTTCGTACACGGTAGGGGTGCCGCAGTACACCGACAAGGTGCCGCAGTACACGTCGATGTGGAAAGTCGTCGACGTGACTATCTGCGTTCCTGCCGTACCGTCCGAACCCGGTATCCCTGGGAAGACCATCGTCGATCCGAAGACCGGATGGAACGCTGGCGGCCGTAGCGTGACGGCTGTTGAAGGTGATGCGATCCTGAAGTTCACCGTGCCGGATAAACCGACCGGCGTCCTTGTTGGGTTCTCTGATGGACGCTTCGACAACTCGTTCGGCCACCCGACACATGCGTTCGCCTTCTACCCTGACCGGTTCCGTATCTACGATCGTGGTGTGATCATCTTCGAAGACTTCTTCCGGTTCACCAACCGGTACGCCATGTCGCGCGTCGGCGGCCGGGTCACGTTCTACGAAGTCAACCCGAACGATGATTCTTCGCTTCGCCCCATCGTCAATGGCATCACGCCTTCCGGCGGGACGATCTACGCTGACGCCACGCTGTACTCGGTCGGCGACTTCGTGAACGACCCATCGTTCGGTGGGAACTCGTCTGCGCAGCTCAATGCACTGGTCCCGCGCCTGCGCCCGACCATCTACGAAGCGACCTACGCCGGCGTCGATTCCGAACTTCCGCGGATGGTATTGGTCGCGGATGCTGTCGAGCCGCAGGTCATCAACGGCATCGTTCCCATGCCGTTGGGGAACATTTCGAATTACTCCGGTGCGACCCTGGTGCGGACTTTGCCGCGATTGGTACTCCAGGCCGGTACGTCCGATTTCGTGGCTCCCTGGTCCTACGTGTCGGCGCATATCCCTCGGCCGTTCGGGAGTACCACCATCCTCACCGGCGAAGTGCTTGGCCTGGACAACACGATCCCGACGCCGCAGCGGTTGATCTCGGATCGTCCGTACGCAGAAGCCGGTGGCAAGTGGCCGTCTCGGTACATCATCGACGTTTGGGAAAACCTCTGGCCGCCGGGCACCCTGATGGTGCCGGAGCCGATGCCTGTATACAGCACTGCCATGCTCGACGCACCCGTGCTGCTCATGGTCACGGACGGCATGGAGATCAGCGGCACCATCGACTTGATCATGCTGGTCAGCCTGGATGCCTACGACTACCTCGGCCTGAACACGACGTTCACTCTGGAAAGCACCATCGAACTGATGATGCGCGACGGGCTGGCGGTCTACTCGAACATCAGCACCGCGCGGGAGACTGCGCTCCAGTACGCCGTCAACGTGCTGACCGGCGCGCTGACCACCTACCAGAATTTCGGCTTCACCGGCTTTGCCCGCGTGGGTAATGACACGTTCGGGATCAAGAACGACGGCCTGTATCGCCTCGAAGGTGAGACGGACGATGGTGAACTGCTCCGCGCGTTGATCGACTTCGGTGCTGACGACTACGGCGTGAAGAACACCAAGCGGTTGTCGAGCGCGTACGCTGGTATCACCACGGACGGGCGTGTGTACTTCCGCATCACCGGCGATGACGGTGAAGAGCGCGTGTACACCCTTGCCGGCGAAAGTCCTGAGTTCCGCACGCCGGACGGTGTTGCGAAAGGCGTCGCTGCTCGCCACTGGAGGCTTCGCCTGGAAGTCGAAGACGCTTCGTTCGCGGATCTGGACAACATCGAAGTGGAGGTCGGGGTTTCCTCCCGCAGAATCCATCGGAGGAACTGATGCGCCTGACCATTGCAAAGAAGCCGGTTACGATTTCCGGCACCTACCTCGTGAAGCGCGCCGAGAAACTGGCCCAGTCTCTCGGCAACCTCCCCATGAAGTACGCCACCAAGGTCGAGATCATCGACGGGTATATTGTTCGCGGCGTGCGCAGCAACATGCTCGGCACCGCTATGGTGCTCGACACCGAAGCCTACGTCGTGGTGTGCGGTAACCCGTACAACGGCACGTCCCGCGCGCAGACTCACCATCCGCTGATCCGCCTCCCGCTCGGAAGGGATTCGTTCCTCAAGCCCTTGAAGCAACCGCCGGAGCAAATCGTGGTGCAGGAGCTGCTACCTAGCCACATGGGGACGCGCGGCTACAGAGTGATGGAGCTGGGGACGTTCTCGCAGAGCGTCGCCACCGGCAGCCTTGTACGGCCGAGCGCGTTCGCGTTGCCTGACTACGGGATCATTCACCTCGAAAACTACCTGAACATGCCGCAGGTCTTTGACGTGAACCCGTTCGCGTTCGTGTCGCGCGCGGACACGTTCTTCTACGACATGCCTGTACTTGCGCCGTCGTTCATGCGTGCCACGTACACCGCCAACGCCGAAACGGGAACTGGGTGGATCGAGTCGGACGGCAACTACCCCGGCGAGGATGCGCCGAAGACACAGCCGTGGTCCATGCGTGTCTCTGACTCGATCATGCTCGACGCGAACAACGTGATGCCGTTCAGCAAACGCGTGAACCCACCGCCGTATGACCCTACCAGCCCGGCGGCCACCACGTTCAACAACGCGCAGTATCCGTGGTCCCGCGGCCTCACGATCGGGCATGGGAACGACGAAGACATCGGCTTGTTCTACCGTGTACTGCTGGTGGCGCACGCTGTCTTCGACATGGTTGACGATGAAGATCGATACGGCGCGCGCGGCTTGTGGATCGCCAGCTTGCAGATCCAGCAGGATGGCACGGCGCTGCTCGTCGGTAGCAGCGTGATCGATTCCAGGCAGGAAGCTGATCAGTACCGCCGTCCGTGGAAGATCATCAACGGGGATTCCGAACGCTACATGGCGAACTCGCATTTCCCGTCCGGCTTGGCGCTGCTCGACACAGGTGACAGCGTGCTGTTCGATTCCTTCAGCATCAACCAGACCGATCCGCCGAGCGATCCGAATGGCGGGATCAGTACGCCGTATTGGTCTGTAGACTGCGCCTGGGTGAACCAGTTCGGCACCATCGTTCGAAGGGAAACGGTGGCCGGGCCGACCAAGGGAACTATCGATACGTTCTCTGGTGTACCGCACGACATGCAGTACATCTACGGAGCTGATTCGGACGGCACGAATGCCGTGTGCGTGTTTTTCAGTAGCGACTTCATCCATGACCCGAACGGGAACATCGGACCGAACGTGAGTATCGACATCGTGGTGGCGACCAAGGACGGCGTGAGTATTCCGTTCAGCCAGATGGTCCCGTTCCGCCCGTGCAACTGGTTCCGTAACTCCATGTACGGGAACATCCTGCACATAGGCGCGGGGAAATTCCTGTTCCCGGTGACTTCGGAATTCCAGGAAAACGAGGACATCGGTTTCATCGACGGGAACATGGCGATGGCTGTATACGACGTGAACAAGAACACCTTGGAACTGGCCGGCGTAGTCGAAGAGGAATTGAAAAACGGCGTGCGTGACTGGTACTACACTGGGCTGATGGACGCGCCAGTGAAGCAAGTCGTCGACGAGAACACTGAAGAGGTACTGATTGACGCTACGGTGCTGTTCTCCATCGGCGGGAAAGCACAATTTGCCGGGGAGCCTGGACCTGAACACGGCTTCACCTACATCAGCTACGACTCGGGGGCGACTTGGGATAAGATCGCCAACTACGGCTCAGCGTCTGGTGCTCGGTACTGCGGAACGATGATCGCGCCTCGCATCAAAGACATCCAGGGGATTTGAACATGGCCATCGACGATACGATCGACTTTTTGCAGGACACGGTTAACGATGCCCTGCGCACTGCGCGGGAAACCACCTCCCGTATCCAGAACAACTTCGCGCCGCCGCTTTCGAAGCCGTCGCTGAGCTACACGCTACAGAAGCCGGTCATTGAGCCGCCGCCGAACTTCGGTGACCTGCTGCCCGGTGATACGACTGGTGAGACGGTGGCGTTCCTCGACGGTGAGGTAGAGAAGTGGCTTGAGCAGTATTTCCCGGAGTTGACGGCCTGCCTGCGCACCAAGCCCGAAGAATGGCTGTGCGGCATCCTTACCGGACAGAAGCCGTTCGGCCTGGACAAGTCGGTGTTCGAAGCTGAATGGCACATCAGCCGCGACAGGGAGACACGCGCGCGCGAAAGCGCCGTCCAGCAGATCCGTGTCGATTTCTCCAACCGGGGGTTCTCCCTCCCGCCCGGTGCCCTGGTCGGTGCTGTATCGCGTGAAGAAGAGCGCATGTCCGACGCCATCGCTGACGTGAACCGCGCGCAAACCATCCGTGCCGAAGAGATCAAACTCGACCTGATGAAGTTCGCGGAAGAGCAGGCTATCCGGTTGAAACTCGGCATCATGCAGGCGCTGGCTGACTTCTACCGACAGTGGCTCGACATTCCGAACAAAGACTTGGAGGCCGGACGAATCAAAGCCATGGCCTACAGCTCGTTGACCTCGGCGCTGGCCAACTACTACCAAGTTGAGCTTGGGTTCGAGCAGATCAGGCTGCGCGCCGCCGAATCCCGCATGGAAGGCGGCATCAGCAACGACCGGAACGTGATCGCCGCGTCCAACGTGAACAACTCGGCGGATGCCCTGGCCACTGCTGTGCGCGCGTTCGGTGACGCCGCCGCTGCTGCCGCAAACGCCCAGTCTGCGCTCCAGGCCGAGATCGCCAGCGCTACGGCCGGTGGAGGTAACCCGTAATGGCTGTCACTCCCGAACTCGTATACGACGGAGTTGGTTTCGTCTCGAACTTGGTCACCGATGGGAACCAACGCATGTTGGTTCTCGTCGGTCGCACGCAGTTCTCTTTGAACGTCTTGTATTCGAATGACGCCGGTGTGACTTGGAACTCTACGGGGCTACCTCCGGCTATCAACCCTGGCGATTTGGCACTGATTAATGGATCGCTTACTGACGGGCATCTTACACTTACCAGCTCCGGGTATACGCCCGGCGGGCAGTATGTGAGCTACCTGTTCTGTTCCGACGACGCTGGTATGTCGTGGTCCGAAGTTGCAATGCCGAGCGGTTATAGAAATTTCGTTACTGCCGGATACGATATCACCATGGGGTACTACTGGTTTGTGGTAGAAATGCAATCCAGCCCGTGGAACAGAGCAATCTACCGTACGCAGGATCTGGTCGATTTGGAATTGATCCAGATGCTACCCGGTAACCAAGAAGGCTTCACTATCCAGACGTTCTATAACAACAAGGAGGGCGCGCTGAGTTGGGCTGGGCGCAATGCTTGGAACTCCAGCAACGGCGGTAATCTCCTTACCGGCGGTATTGTTGGTAGCAGCATACTCACGCATGTTGAGTATCCTATTGTACCGGCCACCACGTATTTCTACGATAGTCTGGTTATCTGCAAACCGGCGTATCCTAACGACGGGCAGATTTACCTGGGTATCGACACGAGCACTTACGAGATCGCTGTCAACGCGCAGCAACCGAACCCGGCACCCGCGGCGTACTTCGATGGTGAAGTAGGTATCGTATCAGCGCGTATTACCAATGACGGCTCGAATTTCTTCGACTCGTACTTCGCTCGCATCGGCGGAACTTGGCAGCAGACTTCCCCGCTGCCTACGAACCAACAACCGGTTGCATTCGTCAAAGGATTGGACGACCTGATTTACGTCCTCGGGAACAATGGCATCCTTTCGTCGACTGTTATCGGTGCGACTTTCACCCAGGAATACACTGGGTTCCCCAGCTCCGGCGTTCTCTCGCCGCTCATGGGGAAAGTGCAGGATGGTTTGTGTGTGCTGTTCGACAATGGCCAGATTTACCGCGTGCCGCTGCTCCCGCCGGAGCCGCCGGTTGTGGGTAAATTCTGGACCGACATAGAATACTGCGAAGAATTTTAACTGAGGACTGAAGCATGGCTCGTCAACCGCTCGGATACGGCGTCGAAGAGATTCCCGTCGACGAGATCGACTACACCGGTGGCGACGGAACGCGCCGGCCCCTGCGCCGCGGTGAAAGCGGGCTGCCGCCCACCGCAAGCGCTGCTGACGACTCGGCTGTGCGTATCCGGCAGAACGCCGCGACGCGTACCATCACTGCGCCGATGCGTGGGCTTCCGCCGGAACCCATGCCGTCCGGTGTGCAGGAAGCGCTGGCCAAGTCCAACCGCGTGCTCGGCGGCGCGCAGCAGGCCCGCGTAGCCCCCCGACGTTTGGGCGGCGCAGTCGGTGCATTGGCTGGTGCTATTCCGGCTATCGACAATGCTCGCCGCGTATACGAGGGAACCGAAGGTGATCTTGGACAGACTGCTCGCCAGGTTGGCTTCGATGCCGCCCCACTCCTGGGTGCCGGTGTTGGGGGTGCTCTTGGCGCGGCTGCTGGCGGTGTGGGTGGCGCTCCTTCTGGTCCTGGCGCCCTTGCCACCGGTATTGCTGGAGCGACTGCCCTGGGCAGTGCGGGGTACGCCGCCGGTGATGGCGCTGTTCGTTCCCTTGACCGAGCTATTGGAGGGTCCGGTGTCAGTCCGCTGGAAGACCTCCAGCAGCGTGGTTTGGCACCTCAAGCCCCGCGTGAGAACGTCATGGTGTCCGCCGCAGACGGGGACGTGCCGACCGGACCGGGAGGCGAAAGTAGCATGTCGGTAGACCCGATCACCGGGCGGGACGCTCAGGGTAATACCCCTCGGTTCCGCACGCTGGGCGGTACTACTGTCGCCGAGCCGGTAACTGCCGGTGCAGTGACGGCTCCGGCACCGGCAGTTACTCCGCCGGCAGTGACCGAGCGAGACATCGTTGCCGAGGCCGCTACTGCGCCTGCCGCACCGGCTACTCCCTCCCCCGTCGCTGCTGCGCCGACTGAAGCGACTGCTGTCCAACCGAGCGCACCGCTCGGTGCGGCTACGCCCACCAGCCTGTCGTTCGCGCGCCCTGGCGGCGGTACTGACACCGTGCAGCGCACTACCGTCGGTGGTGTCCCGACGTTCACCAATATCCCCGGCGGGGCTGGTGCCGCGTCCGGTACGACTGGAGGTTCGGCTGCGGGTGCTCGCCCGCTGGCCAACACGATCTCGTCCGCCGGCGTGCCGTCGATCGCTGAACTCGATGCGCGCGACGCTCGTCGTCAGGCTGTTGCCGATGCTCGGATGGCGCAGCAGCGGATGCGGATCAACGAAGGCCAGATTCAGAGCTTGATCCGTAGCGGTAGCGCCGCCGATCTGATGCAAGCCCGTGCGCTGATGGGTGAGAACCGTCGCCTTGGTGAAATGGGCACCATCCGCCAGGGCACCGCGGACACCTTCGTCAACAACGAGCGTCAGGCTGAGATCGGTGACCGTGCGCTTCGTGCCCGGCTCGGTGCTCAGAACGCCGCGTTCCAGCAGCTGATGGGCCTCGAACGCCTGCGCATGCAGCAGGGGCGGCAAGCATCGGCCGATGACGCAAACTTCGCCGGCACGAACCGGGAGGACTTCAACACCGCCTTGGCTGCCCAGTTCGGCCGTCAAGACCCGGAGTCCGGCGAAACCGTAGTACCGCAGGCCACCCAAGCGTTCCTGTCGCAGTACCAACCGAACTGGGTACAGCAGCAGGAGGCTGATTACGCGCAGCAGCTCCAGGCACTGCGCAGCGAATCGCAGACCAATCCGCAGGCACGGGAACGCCTCGCCGCTGTACAGCAGGCATACCAGAACTTCCGCCGTGGTGTGTACCGCCTGAACAGCGATGGCTCCGTGGCCAGCCTGCGGCCGGTCAGCGAAATGGACCCGACTACCCAGCAGCGGTTCTTCGACGCAGCGCAGACGGTGCAGCGCGGGCAGCAGGACCAGTCCGACCCTCGTACGCTCCTGGGTGGCCTCGGCGGCGCTGCACTCGGCGGTTTGACCGCTGCCGCCCGCCGTACCCCCGCAGGGCGGGCGGTCAGCGCAGGGCGGGCTATCCTGGGCGCAGCCGCCGGCGGCCTCGGCGGTGCGGTAGCGGGCAATGCCCTGTCCGAAACGCCGAACGCAGTGGTGGCCGGCGGTAACGTACTGGACCCGACCATGGATTCGAACGTGGACTCGATCCAAGTCATCAACGGCGACCCGGTGTTGCGTACGCGGGATGGCAACCTGTACAACCTGGGCGGATTCCAGTACCAGAGCAACAACCCCGGCGTACTGGGCCGGTCGCGCCAGCAGGACGAACGAACCAGCCAATTCGCTCCGCTGGCCAACGCCTATGCCCGCCGGCTGCTCCAGCAGTCGAGGAACATGAGCGCGGACGACCGCCAACGCGCCGTGGCAGCCATCCGCACGTTCCCTGGCCTGGACCCGGACCTGCGCACTCGTTTGGACAGCCTGTCCAACTAATCGGCGTCCTGCGCTATAGTAGGCGGAATCTCACCGCCGACTTAGCGCAGGACCGCCATGGCCACTACGCCCTTTGACGAAACTCGTCCCGTCCGGCCCCTTGGTGACGTGGAAACGTCACCGGTGCAGGCGGACCCCAATCTCCCGTACAACCCTACGAGCTTGACCGGCGCGGCTGTGCGCCGGGGCAACGCGCAGACTGCCGCGCTGTCCGCCGATTACGCTGGCACCCTGGCTGAATCCGCTGGGATGTCTTCTACCGCGCAGAACCTGTACAACTACGCCGACCGGAAGATGGCTGAGGCGCAGTCGCAGCAGGCCGGGGCGCAGCAGCTGGGGGATATCCGCGACGCCCGTACCTTGGGGGAATTCGTCGTCAACGCCGCCGGTGAATCCGCACCGGTGAGTGCCGCTGCCCTGGGCGCTACCGCTGTCGGCGGTCCGCTGGCCGGTGGCGCGGCTGTCTTGGCACCGACCGCTGGCGAAACCTCCTACGCCATGCGGACCGACCCGAATTCTACTGCTACCCCAGCTGAACGAGCGCTGGCCTCGACCGGTGCCGGCGTGGTCAGCTCCGGGCTGGAGATCCTGCCTGAAGCTCGCATCCTCGGCCGGCTCGGTCGGGAAGCTGCCGGCGGCGCAGCACAGAGCGCTGCTGGTGCTATCGGCCGCGGTGCGCGGGAGTTCGGCACGTCGACGGCGCTGGAAGGACTGACCGAAGGCGCGCAGGATGTGGTGAGTCGCGGCGCGCAGTCGTTCTACAACCCGGAGATCGGAGTGAACCCGATCACCGACGAAGAAGCTCGACAGTCGTTCCTCGAAAACGCAGCTGCTGGTGCTGCCGGGGGCGGGCCGGTGGCGGCCGTCAGCGGCACAACCACCGCCCTGGCCAGTATGCCGTCCAGGCTCGATGCACGTGCTGCACGTGCGCCGGACACCATCGATCCCAGCTTGCCGGTTGCCCAGCAAGCTGAGCAGAGCTTGGTACGCGACGCGCTGCGCAGCCAGCAGCTCGAACTGGAACGCCAGTCCCTGCTGAACCGCACGGACCTCGACGATGCTACGCGGCAAGAACTGGCCGATACCGTGCTGGACCTCGATCCCATCGCCCAGGAGCGCGTCGCGCAGCTGTCCGACACGATGCAATCTCGTGACGCCGCGCTTCGTGAGTTGAACCGCATGCAGCCCGAAGGTGTGCGTGCGAGCCGCCGCGCGCCGGTAGCCGGGTTCGAGCAGGTCGATCGCATCCTAGAGGGCCAGGAAGCAAGCCATCCGGCAGTTCGGCAGTACCTTGACGTGCTGGCTGACCGCGTGCGGAACGGGCAGA